ATGACGAAGAAAAAAGCACATAAACCTGGTTCAGCGACCATCGCGCTTAACAAGCGCGCCCGTCACGAATACTTTATCGAAGAAGAGTTCGAAGCGGGACTTGCCCTGCAAGGCTGGGAGGTTAAATCCCTGCGCGCAGGAAAAGCCAATATCAGCGACAGCTACGTCCTTCTGCGTGACGGAGAGGCATTTCTGTTTGGCGCTAACATCACGCCAATGGCCGTGGCCTCCACGCATGTGGTGTGCGATCCTACCCGTACCCGCAAGTTACTTCTCAACCAGCGCGAACTGGACTCATTGTACGGTCGCGTCAATCGAGAAGGCTATACCGTAGTGGCGCTCTCCCTGTACTGGAAAAATGCCTGGTGCAAAGTGAAAATCGGCGTCGCCAAAGGTAAAAAACAGCACGATAAACGTTCAGATATCAAAGAACGCGAATGGCAGGTGGATAAAGCACGTATCATGAAAAACGCCCACCGTTAAACCTGCACTCCAATTATTGACCAGTTCCTCACCGCGCCTCCCTCTCCGGCGGCGCGAATGAACATCTTATTGGCTATCACATCCGACACAAATGTTGCCATCCCATTGCTTAATCGAATAAAAATCAGGCTACATGGGTGCTAAATCTTTAACGATAACGCCATTGAGGCTGGTCATGGCGCTCATAAATCTGGTATACTTACCTTTACACATTGGGGCTGATTCTGGATTCGACGGGATTTGCGAAACCCAAGGTGCATGCCGAGGGGCGGTTGGCCTCGTAAAAAGCCGCAAAAAATAGTCGCAAACGACGAAAACTACGCTTTAGCAGCTTAATAACCTGCTTAGAGCCCTCTCTCCCTAGCCTCCGCTCTTAGGACGGGGATCAAGAGAGGTCAAACCCAAAAGAGATCGCGTGGAAGCCCTGCCTGGGGTTGAAGCGTTAAAACTTAATCAGGCTAGTTTGTTAGTGGCGTGTCCGTCCGCAGCTGGCAAGCGAATGTAAAGACTGACTAAGCATGTAGTACCGAGGATGTAGGAATTTCGGACGCGGGTTCAACTCCCGCCAGCTCCACCACTTTTGATAGGACTGCAATCGGACAGCGGCAATAAAAACAGCCACTTACGGACTCTGACCAGACAGAGCGCAGACCGAGAAAAGACAAAAAAATGCACGTAAAATGCACGTGCACTTTAAAAGAACCCCAGATCTCACGGTCTGGTTTTTTTCTGTTTGTAACTAATGGTAACAAAAACACATCACCTCTTGGCGTTCCTTCTCCTTGATACTGTTTATCCATACAGTTAAAAATAACACTGTATACAAACACAGTATAGAGAGATTTTTATGCGTATTGAAATTTGCATAGCCAAAGAAAAAATCAGCAAAATGCCAAAAGGATCTGTTCCTGCCCTACAGCAAGAAATGCTGTGACGTGCCAGTAAACGTTATGACGATGTAGAAGTGATCATCAAATCCACCAGCAACGATGGCCTTTCAGTTACTCTCACCGCCGATAAAGATTCTGCAAAAACTTTTGTTCAGGAGACGCTGAAAGATACCTGGGAGTCTGCTGACGAGTGGTTTGTTCGCTAATTAACGAGTAAAATCAGTAACGGCTGGAAATCATTCAATACTCACACTATCTAAAAGTTCACCAGCCAACAGCGGTAAGTTCTTTCATACGACGTGCCGCGGATCCTATTATTCTAGTATGAAATCCCTAACCGATTTCAAATTCTCCAGACTGCTCAGATTCTCTTTTATCCCACGCTGGCGCTGATAAATCTAGTCATTGCAATCGACCTGCGCTATCGCTGCCGCAGTTCTTCCAGTTTCTGCATCGATAACTCCATCTTCTGAATAAGAAGGCAACAGAAATAGATAATTAGTGCTTTATATTCAAAAGGTTAATAGCAAATTTGGCATGCTTTTTACTGTCTAGTAAACAGCATGCCTCTATCCATAAAATCAAACAGTTGCAATCTAATTTTGGAGAACGTTTTTTCTTCTCCCTTTTAGCAAATCGCTATAAAAAACAACAAATGGTATAAAAATGAGCAATCCTAATCCATGCATGACGGACTGGAGAAAGTATTCGCAAAAGTTAAAATCAACAGTCTGTTGATTTTGAGATATAACTCTCTTTTCTAATATTGACACCTTGGCTTTGCTGGTTGCTAAAATTAGCTTGTTGATTAGCAGTATGGATAGAACTTACACTGTTATTTACTTCTAAAAATGGAATTTATCAATGCTTCCTACATCGCAATTACGACCGTCCGGGACATTCTACTCCAATTCCGCAGAAACATCAGCAGGCATCAAAAGCGAAATCACACCAACTCAGATAGAAGAAGCGCGGGCCATTGGTCGTTTATATATCAAAGATTGTGATATTGAGTATCTGCCACAGTTACCAAACGAAATAACATCAGTTACAATCGAAAATTGCAATAACCTGACCACCCTTACAGGATTACCGGTTAATACACAAAACCTGTCCGTCATTAACTGTGAAAAATTACAAATCACAGACATACCATCGACAGGAAAAAATCTACATATTGAATTAACTGATTCACCATTTATACACATCATATCTGAAGGCATCGAATGCCTGACGGTTTGCCACTGCCATATATCTGGAGTGCCAGAGAGTGTCCGTCATCTTGAGATCAGAGGTTACGCCACAGACGGCATAAAAAATGTTCCAAACGGGTTATTATCTCTCAGCATCAATCGCTACACCCCAGAAAATCAGGCCAGAATTGACAGCCTGATATCACCGTCACTACAGACGCTATCTCTGACTGGATGTAGCAATATTATACTGCCGGAGAAACTCCCGGAGAGTCTGAGATCTGTAACCATTCATGTGGAGCAGAAAACTACATGGAACATCGTAGCTGAAGGGGTTCCTGATGGACTGGATCTTGATTTACAAAATGTACTACTCTCTCCGAATGTAATTAAAGAAAAAAACATCACTTTTCAGGGCAACGCACTGGATGCTGCCTTGCATTTTCGTCCGGGAGACATTGTCTATGGGCTATCCTCTCCCAGAGAAAAACTTGTCAACAGCATCAAACTGGTTAACGACTTTTCCAAAAAAGATATCGTAATTCAGAATACATTAACAAACGCAGTATGGGACACCAGAACCCCCCGTAAATATAAGCAAGACTCGCTTATCAAAAGAGCATTAAATGAACATGAAAGAGGAACAAAATTTAAACAGTGCTTAAAAAATCACAATAATTATAATGTCATCATGGCCGACCTTTCCATATACAATCGAGACAAGTTATGGGCAAAAACAAGCAAGGCAGGCCTAGAGTTTCAAACATTAATTCGCAACAGAACGGTTATGTTTTGTGCGGATGGGCTTGTCAATTCACTCAAACTCATAGCTAACAAGTCAGAGGGCTATGGTCAGAGTATTACCGCCAGCGAATTACGATGGATTTATCGTAATAAAGACAACAGCCAAATAATGAAAAACATAAAATTTTATCTGCATGGCAAAGAGATACCAGCAGAAAGAATATTAGATACACCAGAGTGGAAAGACTACCGTCCAAAATACTCCGGTTCCACATATAAATATTCTTAATGATAGCAAAAAATATATTTTCGATATAATCAATGTTATGATTAAAGAGTATTTCATCAGGGCAGGTAAAAACAGAGTAAATCAGCAAAAGAAGCTGATCTTCAGCGATACTGACACTAACTGACGGTTTAAGCGGTCGTATGAAGCAGCAGCTTTCCGACGGACTGCCATGCGGATCGTTTACCTTTTGGGCTATTCCGCCCGTCATCAAGCGGCTCACGAGTACTGAGTTTATCAGGATGATATTGCTGACAATGGTAATTCGTTGACCGATGTGTACTTCACTATATATCGGTCAACACCGTACTGCCGTGCAACATCTCAAAGATGTAGCATCGTTTTTACCAGAGGAGGCAGGACATAGATTGTAAAAAAACTATTTCGATGCATTTACCATTGAGATATTTTCCTTCATACCAAAAGTTCTATCAATTATCGCAAGTGGTTCAACAGGTGCGGTCTTATCTATAACCCAACCACTCTCTGTAACACTTCCTCGTGTGATATATTTTGCCTTTACTTTAACAACTATTAGATAATGCTCACGACTAAACCGATCAGCAACGCTAAGATCCGATGTGTATTCAGGCAATATTCTTCCAATACGTACCTGCTGTTGTGCCATATATTCATCTGGTGCTTTTACATTTGGATTTGAATCAGGAAGCCCTCCAGCAGTTTTATATTCAACGATATTTTCAGCTTGAATACCGGTTGTGCCGCGACACAATATGATGTCTGAATCGGACAGTTCTATGTGCCCCTCCTTAATTTTCGAATAAATTTGTTTAATACTATGTTCTGGAGTTGGTACTATTTCAGAAGATAAAGCAGGCAACGTGTCTTCAAGCACCGGAGAATCATCGTATATATCCAACAAATCCTCATCATACCCAATATCTCCTTCTCTTAACTGAGAATACGGTTTATCTATGTATCTAATAACTCCCCCACCATGAAGACCTTCTGATTTATAAAATGTACCATCAGCGTCACGAAAGAAATAAACATTAACCTGTTTGTTATTTATAGAATACCTACCTGAATATAATTCCGAATTTGGCTCCTTAGTTAAATCTACTGATTCCCCCTTGTAGACTATTTTATTTGGTGTCTCTGAAGATATGGGGTTAAAGGATTCTATATATCTATAAAAACCACCGCCAACTTTCTCATAATACCCATACTTAGAAGAGTTAAGATCTACTGCACTATATCTATTCCCCCCACGATCCTGTTTCATTTCTAATATTTTAGATTGTTTTTCGTTATATATAAAGTCATTACCATCAATTGACTCAATTACAGAATAGAAATTAGCATTATTACTCGGATGATAAATAATATTATCATTAATGTTTTTTTCTATATGCTTCAAAGCCTCATATTTTATCTGCAGCGAACGGCTATGTAAGTCAGAGCGAGTGCCTGGAACAAAGTCCATTCCAATACGTACAGCCCCCTGAATATAATCACAGATATTGCTAGATTCTTTTACTATAGCACTATGTAAAATGCTACTTACACCAGACAATGCATTATAACCAGGTACAGCTCCCATCGCCATATTCCAAATTGTACCTAAAAAATGTAACACAGCTCTCCCATCAGGAGAAAGAGAAGACTTATCACGATGATTTGTACTATCATTAATATCGATACTTAACTCAATCAATCCACTTAAGCCTTCTTGAATAACCTTATCAAACCCCCAAATAAACTGCTGCCCGCCATTCATATGGGATACTTCTTTTTTGAACTTTTCTATTGCCTCTTTTTGTTTATTATTCTTTTCTGATTTTGACATCCAGCGAGCAGATGATATATTATTAATTTCATGGACAAACTCAAGAATAGTATTCTGAAGCACTTTATTAACATTAAAGATAGATGATAAATCACATTTTGACACAACATTTTCCAATACATCTTTTGTTATAAAATGTTTTTTCGCCCACTCAATCTGTCTATCAACAGCTAATAAAAGCAATTCTTTAGATATTCTGGCATTCCTAGGTTTAGGATTCATACCCTCAGTTATACCATACTTTTTTATTATATTTTCCGCTATTCTATTAACATCATCATGTTTAATTCCCTGTCGTATATTTAAAGAATATCGAAGAATATCTCTAATAAGATCATATCTGGCATTAAGAACATCCTTTTTAAGCAAACAATTAGTCAATCCTTTCTTTATAATATTATGGATAACTAATTCAGATATTTTAATGCTTTTTTTCATCTCATTATTGGAAATAACTCTCATTTTTTTGCTTTTTCTATATACGTTCATTGCATCCAGTACAATATCAAAACTTTCCCTCCCGTAAAGAGTATCTACTCCCAAAGAGATGTCATTTTTATGATAATGATATAAAACATCACCATAATGTATTTCTTGTAATGGTCTAGAGTTTATTGCAATAGCAGCATTTAATGACTCATGATAATTTTTGTAACCCGCATCATATATTACTAATGGGTGTGCCAATATATCTCTAGCCAATGTTTTAAAAATATCATATTGATTAAATAATCGCTCCTTTATAAAAACTTCAAATGGGGTATGAGAATTTTTACCAGTTCTAATGAAATACTCTTTAATCAAAACATTGATCTTATCAAAAATATATCTTTTTATTATTTCTTTATCTTTTGCACTTATTTTATTTCCATTTTGGGTAAAATCTATTATTTTTCCAAAAGCTCCATCATGTTGGTTATTATGTTTTCCGTTAAAAAATATAGATGGTCCATTCCCCGTTAAAATTTCCGGAAGAATATCACCACTCAGCCCCCCCATCATAAAAGGGGAGAAACCAGAAGCCTTATGTTCCTCAGGATATGGATGGCCTACTGGCAATGCTCTCGGCAATCGAATCCTTGACTCATTATTTATTGTTGGAGAAAAGGTTTGAACATTTCTGGCTGTCACCGCTCCTGATGACATAAACAAATATGTCGTCAATATATTTTTTATGCTCCTTGTCCAATTATTCATAATTTTATGTTCAAATATCTTTTCTTCGGATAATAAATTATATACCTCCAATTGAACTTTGCTTCCTTTATCGATTACTTGCTCTATATCATCTGCAATATAGTTATATGAATTCAACTTTACAGACTTATCAAAAGAGAAATTGTTAAAAATTTCATTATTGTATGATTTTCTATTGCTATCCAACTCTTTATTTATTATGCTCGTGTATAAGTCTATCGATGTTTGTTCTTGTATGTCATTATGTAATATATGCTGCAGAAAAAGATTAATAGCAAACTCTTCATTTCCCCGATAAGTTTCTCCATTATATTTTGCATCAATAAAATTTAAATTATGGTCAATTGGAATTAGTATTTTTGGGGGGGCATCATTTTCCATCTCATAGTTATAAGCATATGCTGGTAAAATCTTACATTTTAGAAAGCCATAATCACTTAAGTTTATTTCCTTCACATAATAATTAATGATTCTTCGGAAAGTTAAGCTTTTCTCATATAAATTATTTAACATACTTCTAATTTTAGAATCAAGATCATCATTAGATGAATAGAAAAAGTTATCATAAATGTTAATGGTGTCATTTTTTTCATCTTTAGCTCTTTTGTCAAAGTCAATATGAGATTGTGTTATTTTATAAAATTGTTCTTCAAATACAGGGTCATTTGTATGTCTGATTAAATGTTTAATATAATTCATTGTGTCCCATGATTTTATAGTTGAGAATGAACCATGAGTACGACTTGTTGGCAGTATATAGTTTGTTATTTTCATTAAAATTCCACTTCCTCTTATAACGCACTATTCAATGAATAAAAGCCAGTTGAGAGTCTTTTCAAAACAATCATTAATTACGCCATATTACTATAGTAACAAAAACATATTAATCTGAATATCAATTCATAAAATATGATTCTCCACGATTTGCCCAGAAATAACGAACATAATTTTCGTTGTAATTAAAATCATATTTCATCTATAGTGACCATTCACAGCAAAACAAAATCAATTATCACATTCAAAAAAAAATACTGACAACAAAGATACTCTTCAGACAAAGTTGTCATATGTAAATTTTCCCTTAAAACGTTGCTCAAAAAAAATATAAAAATCATATGCCCTAATCAACATCCTCAAGCACTACGATATATGCAGTATCCTATTCATATATTACCACCATATCAGACAAATCGAATCACAACGAGTTCTATCGTACTCTTTCATCTTCGACACTGTAAATTTTAAGAACATTCGGCTCATGCCACTAAACCAAGACATAATAACAACGGAGCAATAAATGTTCCCACTGAACATGTGCAAACCTAAAAAGACAGTGTTACAATAATATTCATCCATGGTCTCTAAATCAACGCCACGCAACAGGATAATACAATGAAAATATTTCAGGAAAAGATTCTTTTGCATGCTCCGTTAGCATATCAGTCAGCACAGCGGTACAAGTAAAAACATTATTTCTTCCTTGTAGCCTGTCTAAAATATCATTGTAATAATAAACTGAGCCAAATACCTGAGGATCTGTTTTATAAGCTTGTTCAATCAATCCATTTGCATATCTCCGTAGAATCTCAGGAGAATCATACTCTGTACCAAACATATCACTCGATGAGTATTTACAGAAAACCCCCCCTAAACAAAATAATATTTCAGCCTGTTTTCTTAGTGGCATATCTTTCAATACATGGCTCCCCATAATCATATCTACATGCTGAGCGTTCAGTTCCCAACCATCAAGAAAGGGATTCCAGACACAGGCAAGTTTCCTTTGCTGATCATCAGCAATCATTTTATAATCTGATTTATTGGAATTAAGTGCCTCAATAAATCTCTCTTTGAGTTCATTATCAGAAATGAGTATATCCAGAATACCAGAAACGAAATTCTGGGAAAAAGCTTTATGATAAGGAATACTGAAAATTGGAAATGATTCAGAAAAAAGATTGCTCAATGAATACCCAAATGTATTTTGAACTTCTCCATCCTTATATAAAAAAAAGGACATCCAGTTAGTTGATGTATTAGGAGATAACATATCAACCATATGACTCAAAGAACACATCATTGCCATACCATCATCCTGTGATGATAACAAAACCCAGTTATAAGCCAAATCGGAATCATCATCCCAGTCAGGCTTCCCAGAGCCATCGCACAATCCAAAATCACTCTGCTGTGTGACAGGATAAACTTTTTCATTTTTTAAATATACTTCATAGAGTTCCCTAAATCGTTCCTGCATTCCATCACGCCGTGAACCATTCATTACAATTTGTATAAAGGAACTATTATAAGATACCATCGCACCTGGATGTCGCTCAAAATACATCCCTGCCTGCAATAAACTACCATTCTCCATATACATCATTATTGAATTATTAAACCAAGACATTATAGTATCAAAAAAGTCATCACATATAGGCTCGAGCCATTGCTGTATATTTGCGTTGTTCAAATAAGGATGAATACTAAATGAATCAGCCAAAGACATCTTAACATAGGGCCGGAACGCCGCTAATTCGTCAAGAGATATTTTTTTGATAAGTTCTTCAGCGGCCCTTACTTTATCATGGTTATACTTATCATCAGATGTATTCATAGTCAATAAAATTGATTTATTTGATTTTGTATAGTTATCCAACACAGATAATATATTTTCCTGTATGTCAGATAGATCTATGTAACACCCTCCTAGATTAATGGTATTACTTTTTTCACTAAAGAGCTCCTTTACATCACCTAAGATAGCACCACTTAAAACCATTCCAGGAATTATAATAGCTCCTGTTAAATCAGCCTCGTTCAAAATTGGAGGATATTGTATATATGAAGATCCTTTAAATGATGCATTTTTAAGATTGGAATTGCTGAAATTAGAGTTTTCAAACAAAGCCCTAATAATACAATTAGATAAATTAGCATAACAAAAATTACATTCATTCAAAATCGAGTTTTTAAAAGAACAGTTTTCCAATACAGCCTGAGACAAATCACTCATCCTGAGATCTGTATCATCAAGCACTGCTCCAGAAAAATTTACTGATGATAAATTCAGCCCTACAAGACTTAGACCTGACAAGTCACATCCAGAGTAATTCAATTCTTCAGCAGACTCTTCACCCGTTCGGTTAGCCGACAACCAAATTAAGTCAGCAGTAAGCTCAGCTTTGCTCAGGCAGGCACGGCCTTGACTGACATCATATGCAAGGAATTGACATTGCGATTCATTTAATGAATTACAGCCATTTAAATATACGGAATTTCTGAGTGCCTCAGGAAAGGAACCTTCTATATGTTTCAAAGAACTACAATGGCATAAAGATAAATTAATGACATTTTCAGGTATGCTGCAATTTATAACCTCTAATGATGAGCATCCAACCATACTTAATGAAGATAAGTTGGGGGGTAAGCAGTTTATTGATTTAAGCTCTGTACATCCATTCAAAACCAGTTCTTTCAGAGAACCTGGAAGCAAGTCTGGTAATGTTGTTATTGGCTCACTGATTGATAAAGTCTCTCCATTAGTACTTATAACATCAAGTATTTTTGATGCAACCTCATGACGATTTTCGCTAAATTCTCCCTCAGCGCACCACTTTTCGAGGGCAACTTCAACATCCTCGTTAGATGGTGAATCTACAGGACTTTCAAAAGATATTACTCCAGAATTTACAGAGATATTTGTAGTGGGCAGCATTTATCTCACTCCTTTTTACTTAGTCCACTAAAGTAAAATTAGAAAACACAACTGCCGGGACAACTTTCTGTCCCTGTACCCACAAATAAGATGTCAGATTTATCGGCATTAATTTAACTCCCTATTGAATTATCTCCTCTTTTTTATCTAACAAATATTCCCCGGACATGACAACAAAAACCGGAGCCGGACTCCGGTTTTGTGAAGCTGTCGGGTTACTTCATCCCGCCAATATTTTCCCACGTCCCGTCAGCACGCAGGATTTGCAGCGGTCTTACCACGCACTGTATCTGCTTTTTATCCGCATCCAGTATCACCACCTGCGTGATTACCCTGTCCTGCTCCGGGATAATGCCATTCTCATCTGACTCCAGGATGTCTGCCGGCCCCAGTCGCAGCTGTGCTGTAAGTAACTCCCCGTTTTCACGGTCATCATGCTTTCCGCAACCGCACAGACGCTGCATAAGTTTTTTTAGTATATTCATGTCATTCTCCTGTTCTGCCTGTATCACTGCCCACTTCATCCAGCCCCTTGACATCCTGCCACGGCCCGTCGCCAAATCTGACCTGCAAATGCTGAAAAAAACCCTGAACCCGTGTGGCATCTTTGGGGTCAAGAAAGGTCAGTCCGGTGATGAGTGCGCCATCTGTATCCGGGAACCAGCCATTGCTGTTTGTCTCAATAATGCTCGCCGGCCCCAGACGAAAACGGATTTGTGTCTCCCCCGGGTCGCCCTTCGGTCCCTGAGGTCCGGTTGCCCCCACCGGGCCAGCCGCACCTGTTTCTCCTTTCGGTCCCTGTGGGCCTGCCGGGCCTGCCGCACCGGTATCTCCCTTTGGACCCTGTGGACCTGCATCTCCCGTCAGACCGGTCTCTCCCCGCTCTCCCCTGTCGCCTTTCGGCCCCTGCGGGCCTGCCGGACCAGTATCTCCTCTCGGCCCCCTTTCACCGGTTGCCCCTGCCGGGCCGGTGTCGCCACGCTCTCCTTTATCTCCCTTCGGCCCCTGAGGACCCGCGGGACCCGGTTCCCCCTTTGGCCCGGGAGGCCCCACCACGGTGGGGATTCGGTTTACGGCCTCTTCCGCCGCTATCCTGCTTTGTTCCGCTGACTGTGCGCTTTCTGCTGACTCCCGGGCTTTTTCTGTTGCGGTCGTTGCATCCCTGGCTGCATTACCGGCTGCACTTTCTGCCGTCTTTCTTGACAATTCAGCTTCTGCTGCACTTTGTGATGACTCACTGGCTTTTTGAGCGGCCGCAGAGGCCGAGGACGAGGACGCTTCCTCTGACTGCTTTGCAGCGGCTGCACTTTCTGCCGCCTGCCGGGCTGACTCCGATGCCTCCCCTGCTGAAGTGTCAGCATTTGCAGCGCCCTCTTCTGCCTGACTGGCTGATATGCCGGCATTCCTCGCTGACGTCTCCGCCTCTCCGGCATTCTTCTTCGCCTCCTCTGCGTGACGCGCCACCTCTTCCACCATCAGTTCAAAACGGCGCAGTGCCTCCGGCCGGACGTCATCCTCCGACATGGCACCGAGAAAATCATTCAGCGTCCCCGGTTGAGAATCTTCATACACGGTGATGGTCCCGGCATGTGACGGCGGGAAGCCCTCCACCAACAGAATGACGCTGTACTGACCGTACTCAACGTCCATGCTGTAACGACCGGCTTCATCCGGATTTTCAGAGGCCACCGTATTCACCACCACCGTGCTGCTGGTCCGTCTGGCTTTCAGTTGAATGGTGCAGTTCTCTACCGGTTTTCCTGTGCCGTCTTTCAGTACACCTGAAATCTTTACTGCCATATTCACCCCACAAAAAAGCCCGCCTGAACCGGCGGGCTGTCATAACACTGTGTTACCTGGCTAATCAGAATTTATAGCCGACACCCACGATGAAGCCGTCAGTGCGCCAGTCGCCACTGCCGGAGCCTTCATAAGCAATATCAATGGCCACGGATTCGGTCGGGTTAAACTGCACGCCAGCTCCCCACGCCAGAGAGGTGTCGCTGTGGCGACCGTCATCACTTCCGGTCAGCACATCGTGCGTTTTCCCCTTGTTGTCAGTTACGCGAAGATAATCCCCGGAGAAAGTCGACACACGGCTGTAAGCCACACCCGCCATCGCATACGCGCTGAACCATTCATTCACGCGCACAGACGGCCCCGCCATTACGCTGAACCAGCGGTTACGCACGGAATCTTCATGCCAGCGGGTATCGCTGTAACGGGTAAGCTGGCGATTCTTGTCTCCTGCATAGCTGAATGACGTCACCAGCCCCAGCGTGTCCGTGAATTCATAACGGTATTTCACGTTAATCCCGTTAAGATTATCGCTACCGGGAGCGTTCGTCCGGGCATGAAGATACCCCGCGCTCAGCGTGGCCTGCTGCTCAGACGCCCATGCAGGCGCACCGGATACGGTCAGACAAATGGCTGCGGACAAAATGGCGGCATAAAGTTTACGCATAATTACCTCTCGCTTTTCTGCAATAAAAAAAGGCGTCATTTCTGACGCCCGTTCTGGGTTATAAAATTCAGCTGATACTGATACCTGCTGTGGATTTTTTCATCACCACAACCAGCAGATCGCTGATACTTGCTGTGGGATACCAGTTATTTACCAGCCATGCTGACACCGAAAACTCCAGCGTCATGTGACCGTGACCGGCAGGCATATCAATAACGCCACTGTAAATCAGCGTATTATCCAGCGCGGTACGGTTATAAATTTCAGCACCGTTTTTCCGCACTATCAGACGGCATGAGGAGTAAATATCAGTATGCTCTCTCTCATGTTTAGCGCCGCTGAATGCCACCGCCGGAATAACAATTTGCCGGTCAAACGGCTGATCGTCATAAACCCTGACGGTAATGGTCCCTGATGGCCACCGCTCCGGTGCACGGGAATCCCGGGGGAAAGCTTTGCCCACTGTTTTAACGAGATCGCCTTCAATCTGGTTCGCGGACAGTTTTCCCAGAACCCGACAGTTCTCGTTAATCGTGACGTTGTTGAGCGTCCCGGAATTCGCATTCACGTTACCGCTGATATCAGCATTTCTTGCGGTCAGCCTGCCCTCCGGCGTCAGGGAAAACGTCGGGGGATTGCCGGACGAGGTGATACTCACCGCAAACAGCCGCTTCAGGAACACGTCGTTCATGAACAGCTGATTCCCCTGCGCCACAAATAACGGCGTGCTGTTGCCGTTCTCCGGATTTATCATCGCGATACGGTCAGCCAGCAGCAGTATGTTGCTCAGTGGCTGGCCATCAGTATCCTCAATCCCTGCACCAATCCCGGCCACATAGGGAATGCCGTCTTTCGTTTTTTGAACCTTCAGCATGTACAGCGCAGCCAGGTCATCATTTGTGTCCTTCTGCACGCGCTGTATCTGCTGTATGGTGGCGCTCTGGTCCTCCAGCGTTTTGTTGACCGTCTGTGTGATTTCATTGCGGGTTTCCGTGATGCTGGTCTTCATCTCCGCCATCTCATCTGCAAGCTGGCTGTTATCTATCAGTTCCCACAACCCCTGAGCCAGATGCGTTTTTCCTATTTCTCCTCTGAAAAAGTCCAGATACCCTTCTGCATCATTGCTGGCCTGCCCGCTGGCTTCCACAAACGCAGACTTGCCCACCAGATTGACGCTGCGCACGTAAAACCAGAAATCCTTCCCGGGCTTAATGTGCGGGCCGGATACACTCCACTGACTGCCGGTCCCCAGATAACGGGCAGAGGTTTCCACCTGAGATGTGTCTGCGATTTTTGTCTCCGAAAACCAGAACTCAAACTGTACCGTCGGGTCATACACCGCAAGACGCGGGACCGCCGTTATCTGAAAATACCCCGGCGTCAGTTCAATGGTGGCGGGTTTTGCTGGCGCGTTAATCCGGAAGGTGGTGGTGGCCGGTTCGCCCTGCTGGCCATAACTGTTAATTGCCCTGACTGTCAGGGTGTATTCCCCGAGCGGCAGACCACTGGAACGATGCTCTGTATCCGCAGTGATGGCGGTGGTCACCAGACGGCTGTCTTCTCCGCTTCCGCTGGTCAGTCGCAGACTGAAGCGCACCCCCTTCACCACCCGCGGCGTGTCCCATTTCGCCTGTGCCAGATACTGGCCGTCAGCCGCGCTCACCTCCACCGTGAGGTGCTGCACTGCCGGTGGAATAACGCTGTTCAGGGTGCCTGACTGCGGCTCAAAGCTGGCCCCGTTATCCACGATGGCTTCCTTTTCCGGTACGTGCTGCACCGCCGTGATGGCAAAGGTGCCGTCCGTGTTTTCCCGGATGGAGACACAGCGGAACAGGCGACGACGCAGTGACGGCAGGGAGAGTCCCCATACACCGTATGTCTCCACACCATCAGGCAGGGTGCTGACCTGTATCCGGTCCGGCGCGGGGTGTGCAGTGATGGCCACGCTCACCGGCTTACCGCTGCCGTTAATCAGGTTCACCGTGGCGGCACCTGTCTCCGGCAGGGTCACCTCACGGTCCAGTGTCAGGGTGCGGCTGGCGGCATCGATGGACAGGATACGTCCGCCGGTCATGGTCCCGGCATAGTCGTTATCACAGATTTCAATAATGTCTCCGGGTGTGTGACGCAGCCCCTGTGACCCGAGCGTGAAATCCACCGTCTGCGTTTCCAGCAGTCCGGTCTTTATCACCCACAGCCCGGCACGGTGGGCCTGACCGCGACTGGTGCAACCGAACGCATCCATCTTCAGCAGGTTGCGCCCGTAGCGCAGTATGGCTTCCGGGTCTTCCACCAGTTCCGTGGAGGTCTGCCAGCCGTTCTGCGGGTCGGTGTAATTCACCTCCACCGCCGTGTGCCGGTCCTTCAGGGCACTGAAGCTGTAGCGGAACCCCACGCCGTTATCATCCACCACCACATCGCTGTTGGTGTACGGCCACACCACATCCGACGGGCGGTCCTGAACGAACGTCAGCGTCTGGCCGTTCCATACCGGCATACAGCGCATCGCCGAGCAGAAATCACTGAGAACGTCCCACGCCTTACGCTGTTGTGACAGGTATGCATTAAAGGTCATCCGCGGCTCTGTGCCCCCGAAGCCATCCGGGACCGTCTGGTCGCAGTACTGCGCAATGGCATACAGCGCCCATTTGTCCACGTCTGCCGCCCCCAGACGTTTTCCCATGCCGTAGCGCGGGTGAGTCAGCATGTCCCACAGGCACCAGGCCGGGTTGTTGCTGTATGCCGGTTTCAGGCTGCCGTCCCAGATACCGCTGTAAGTGCGTTTTTCCGGGTCGTAGTTTGACGGCACCTGGATGATGCGACCGCGGATATGGTAGTTCACCGTCATCTGCTGACCGCCGAACTGCTCCGCATCCACCTGCAGCCCCACAATCGCCGTGTTCGGGTAGCACTGTTTCACATCGATGATTTCGGTGTATGACGACCACAGCGTTCTGTTCTGCAGCTGGTCCGAGGTGCTGTCCGCCGTCTCCCTGACCATCCGGATGTTAAAGGGGCGGGGAGGCAGATTATCCAGAATCACCGACGCCAGAAACTGCGAGGTGGTCTTGCCGTTAATGGTGACATCCTTTTCCGTCACCCAGTTACCGTTACGCTGCAACTGAATCAGCAGTCGGACAGAAGAGGGATTACGGTCGCCCTTTGAGGTGGTCTCCAACAGTGACTGCACCCCGAAGGTGACCCGCAGGCGGTCAATGTTCGCGGATGTAATGGTGCGCGTTACCGGCTTTGCCTTCGTCACTTCCACGCCCAGTCCGGTTTCAGCTCCGGAGGACTCAAAGCCTTCCGGTGGTGTCTGCTCCTGCTCCCCGGCGCGCCAGACCGCGGTCACACCGTGTATCACAGGATTGCCGTCCGTGTCCGTCAGCGGGGTTTTGTTCACCAGGATACTCTGCAGCCCCTTCACCGGGCCTTCAATCGGCCCTTCACCAATGGCATCAATCACGCTCATCATCTGCGTGGACTTAAGATTGTCCTTTGCCTCTACCGGCGTGTGCGCCTTGCCGCCACCTTTGCCCATTGTCTCACCCTTTACTGTGATAACTGTTACGCACAAAAACAACAGGCATCCCGGAGGATGCCTGTATCATGACTGAATAAAAATTCTGAATATCTTCACATTTTCACAAACTGACTGTGGCGCTAATAATTTCTCTGCGTTAATGTTTTTTGTCGTGACATAAGAATAATTCCTTACACTCAATCTTCGTAACGCTCCCGCAGTTCCTGTCCGTGAGCACTGCGGGATTTTTTCGCTTTTATGCCTGCCGCCCGATAACCACCATCTTCCCGTCACCGCCTTCATCACGGGTACTGATGTCCTGGGAGATTCGCCGGGAGCCAACCAGCATTTCACCGTAAGGCACCGGCATCGGGTTCCCCTGGGCAATCATGTTATCCAGCGAGGAAAAGTACGTGTTCTGTCTGCCGTTATCCGTTGCCCTGTATTCCGGTGTTTTTGGCTTCGGGGCAAGCATCTGTGCCACACCACCCAGTATCATGCTGGCCCCCAGTGAAAACAGCATCGTGGTGGCAGAAAAACCACCGGCTGCCAGGGCTGAACCCCATAACGCCATTGATGCCCCGGCAGTGAAGAAAGAGCCCACGATGGCTGCCGCCCCCAGCACAATCTGCAGTCCACCCTTTCCGGCCCCGGCCAGTCGCGGCACAATGTGGATGACCGTTCCCTCACCCAGCTGTTCGTGAAGACGGGCGTACACCGCCTCCGGTGCCGTGTCCTCACCGCGAATACGTATCTGGTACCAGCCTTCGTTCATCTGACGGCGGAATCCCGGCACCTGTAACGACAGCGCCCGGATGGCTTCCGCTGCCGTGTTCACATACAGGCTGAGGCGGCGGCCAAATCGTTGCAAATCCCCGTGAAGGCAGATGCGTGCCAGTGGCGGTGACGCCAGGCTGAATGCGTTCGTCGTTGCCATTTTTCGGAATACCTCTCCCGTTTACTCAGTTGTTCAGGCAGATGGTGAAGCAGCTCACCGTTGCCGCAGTATATGGCGGCATGATTGGCCACCGATGCGCCAAAGCAGCACAGCAGGATATCGCCCGCCTGTGCAGAGGACAGGGGCACCCGGTAAAAGCCGGTGACCGCCATATTGTCCAGGTAAAGGTTCTGACCGTTACGCCACCAGTCATCCTCACGCTCAAAATCCGGCATATCAATTCCCGCCAGATGGTAGGCATCCCGGAACAGCGTGTAACAGTCCGTCACCCCGTGCTCAAAGAGCCGTCCTGTCAGATGTGGCACACAGCGGAATTTATGAATGTCCCCCCGGCAGACCAGCCACCAGGACAGTGCACTTTTTATCTGCAGCCGCCGGTCGGCCTCGCTCAGCCAGGGCAGACCACCGGGATGACTGTGGACCAGTGCCACAATCTCCCCCTGCATCTCTGCCCGCAGCCAGTCTTCCGGTGCAATACGAAAATACGCCTCCGGCTCTGCAGAGATATTCACACAAGGGATATACCGCTCCCCCTCCGGCGTTCTCACCACGAAGCCACACGACTCCGCAGGCACACACCGCCGGGCATGCGCCAGAATCGCTGATTCAGTCTGTGTCATAAACCGGGATTTACTGCGAAAGTTTATTAATGGAAAGGAAACCGCCAAAATTAGCCACCATGCCGCGCATCTCACACCCGCGCATGCACTTGCTGCATCTGTCCTTACGGATATCCGTAGTGGGGTTGTCGAACTCATCCGCCACCGCAGGACCGTTATACCCGCATTCATCTCCCCGGTAATCCCACATACAGGTGTTCGCCAGCATGATGCGACCAGGAAACAGCGCCCCGTCCGTCTCGGTCGGTGTTGCCAGCACAAACGAGGCTGTCATGGCCGTCAGCTCTGACATCTGCTCCACCACCCAGCGGTCGCTCAGCTCCTGCTCCGGGTCCGCTTCCGGATTGCCCGCCACAAAATTCACCGCATCCAGAAAACGGGCATACACCCGGCGGCGGACCACCGTGGCCCCCACCAGGCTCTGCAGGTCCTCCGCCATCCCGGTGACCAGACCAAACAGATTCGACACCGTCAGCGACGGGCGGGCACTGCTGCCCTTCCCGTTCATCTCAAAGCCACTGCCGTCAATCGGGTATGCCTGGTACTTCCGCCCCTGCCAGGTCACCGGCTCCCCTTTTTCATTCAGCTCATTACAGAAAAAATACCGCTCACCACCCTGGGCCTTCAGGTCAATTTCCCAGAGCACCACCCGCGGTGACTGCTCTGATTTAACCGACTCGTTCAGGCTTTCCCCGTGAATATGCTGCATCAGTTCACCACCTGCTCAATCGTACAGCTGAAATCACTGTACCGGACGTTATCCGTGACGCTCCACTCCCGGCACACCACCCTCACCGTCCGGTTATGTTTCGGCGGTCGCCACAAAAAGGCACGGTAACCACCATGCCAGGATAAAAATTCATCCAGCCAGCGCCGGGTTGACTCATCCGTCACCCGGAACACCGCCTGAAACGTCTTCAGTTGAGGATTCAGTCCTGTGGGGCGACGCTGTTCATAACCGTCACCAAACCGTACCCTCGCCACCGACGGTTTCTCACTCACCTGCATCCCTTCACGCGGGACCAGATGCAGCGTTTTTATCTCAGCCACTCAGCATTCCTCCGTCACGTCGCATGGACAACATCACCGCCTGCACCCGCTGGTCAATCAGCTGCACAAGACTGCCTGCCGCCTCCGGCCCTATCTGGCCATTAGTCCCGTCATTCTGAATGGCGATATGGTAGACCGGGGAATACACCAGGCCCGCACTACCGTTCATACTGCCCACCGCTCGCACACCCAGCGAGCCATCCGCCGCCCGGGTCAGGGGCATAATGGCTTCAGGACCGGCCTCCCCCATCAGTCCCGCCCCTTTTGCAAAGGCAAAGTACGTGGGCGTATCCACAATACTGTTGCTGTACGCACTCAGGTTTGCCGAGGTATACACGCCGCCTTTTGCATTGGCCACCGCCCCGCCCAGCCAGTCACCAATGCTGCCGAGAAATCCTCCCGCACCGGACATACCGTTTGCCGCCGTCTTAATTCCGTTGACAATCGCGGCATTCATAAGAACTTTTGATATTTCCTGCAGCACTGATGAGGCCCAGCTGCGCCATTCCACTTTATTTCCGTTCAGCATCTCCGTGATGTTATTCACCATCCCTGAGATACCCTCCGTCGCAAGCTGTGCTGCCTGTGAGGCGTAATCGGACGCATTATCCACCCAGTTACTGAATCCCTCCTGCAGCCCTTTCTGCCAGTCCGCACGCTGCACATCCGATTCGGCATAAAAGGCTGCCTGGTCCTTAAGGCGTTCGCTCAGATACTGCGCGTTCTGTGCCCGTGCCTGTCTGTAAAAATCCTCACTGATATCCCCGGTCTGATACTGAGACTGAAGGTCCGCATCCTTCTGGCGGAAGCTGTCGCGGATCTGCTGCAACTCCCGCATGCGTTCCCTGGCTCGTTCTCCCTGCCCGTATCCCAGCAGTTCGGCTTCATTTGATGCACGCGCAGCCACATTATCATTCTTCAGGGTCTCTTCCCGGGATCGCAACTGTTCCCGGATTTTTTGCTGGTCAATCAGGGCCGCGTTACGCAGCAGTTCCTGCTTCTGCATCTCCGTCAGGGTTTTCAGTTCGCCCTGCGCAGTCTGGTACTTCAGCTTCGCCAGCTCTGTATTCTGACCCGCCAGTGCCAGTTGCTCTTTCTGCTGCTTCAGTAGCCGGGAAAAACTGTCTTCCGCTTTTTCCGTCTCTGATTTTCCACCCCGGGATTTAGGTTTGTTCGCCTCGTTATTACGCCAGGCTTCCAGGGCATTACTGATATAACGCTGTCTCGCCTCCTGATACGAATCCCCCACAAAACCAAGGTCATCCGCCGCATACCCCAGCCGGGCACGCTCTTTTTCCTCCCCCTTCAGTCGGGACAGGGCCAGCTCACGCTCTGTTTTTGTCAGGGCACTCTGCTGTTTATCATCCAGGGTGGCCTGTGGCAGCCGTAACGGTACATTCACCAGCCCCTGACGCTGCTGAAGCAGTTCATTCCCCAGCCCCAGCAGACGGTTGAATTCCGTATGCTGACCGTTCATAACCAGCATGGACTGGTACACCTTATTCTGCTCTGCCGCCTGCTGACGAATTAACGCCACACGACGGTCTTCCAGCCCGGCAAGCACATCCTGAATGGACTGCGCTTTTTCCTGCATCTGTGCCAGACGGGACTGCTCAACGGCAAGCTGCTCTGTTGCCTGAGCAAGCCCTTCCGTTACGGTCTTCACCGAGGTCAGATGGTTTATCATGAATCCGTCACCGGTCGTCCAGCCCGGGTTCGCCAGAACATACTGATATCCTGCGATTTTTTCCTGCAGGGATTTCACCCGACTGGCCTGTTCATCAATCAGCCGGTTCTGCTCTGTCAGCGCCGCCCGTGTTCGTCCTTCATTATCTGAGGCTTCAGGCAAAGACATTGACGGCGTTTTATGCGCGATTTCATCTATCGTCAGTGCATACTGGCGCGCAGACTCCCTGGCCTGCTCCTGATTCTGGTACAGCGTGTACCATGCTGCAGCCCCCAGCATCACCAGTCCGGGTACGCCACCAACCAGCCCCAGCGCACCGCTCATCAGACGTGAGCCCACCGCCGTTGTACTGTTCAGCGCATTCTGGGCGGCGCTTCTGGCAGCAATATTTCTGTTCAGGCGTTCCTGTGTGGCCGCCAGACGGGCCTCTGCAGCAATCTGCATCTCCGTCCCGCGGGCTGCCGCCACGGCCTGCTGAGCACGGTACACGGCTGCCCTTGCCCGCGCTGTGGCAATCTGCGTTCCCCTGAACTGTGCTTCCGCCAGTGCAACTTCATTACGTGCAGCCGTCACAAGTCCTGCCGTGGCAGACATCGCTCCGGAGGCCATATTGCCAAAGTACCGGGCAACCCCGACGGCAACCAGTGCCCCCACGGCTGTTGCCACATTATCAATCTGTCCGGCAACACCGTTCAGCACGCCGGAGAGCGTTTTCGTCACCCCGCTGGCCTCATTCGCACCGCCCACCCAAGCCATAAAGGCGTTTTCCACCTTCGTGATACTACTGGAAACCGTTTCCGGCATGGCCGCATATTCATCACGTAATATCCCCAGCTGGCTGATTAACGCGGGGACCACTTTATCCGCTGTCAGTTTTCCGTCATCCGCCATTGCCTTCAGATCTTTACGGGCCACGCCCATACCCGCAGCCAGTGCACGTACGATCCGGTCACCACTTTCATTGACCGAATTAAACTCCTCACCACGCAATACACCCTGCGCCAGCGCCTGACTGAACTGGGTGATCACCGAGCCCGCCTCTGCCGTACTGGCACCGGAGATTTTCAGCCCTGTCGAAATGGCCTCCGTCACCTTCAGCACATCATCAGCACTGTAACCATATTCACGCATTGAGGCGGCTGAGCGGGCAAACAGGGCCGCATTATCCGAAAATGCGGTGCCTGTCCGCTGGCTGATATCCATCAGCACTTTCTGTGATGACGAAAATTCATCAGATGACTGCGACGCCTGTTTCAGACGGGCATTCACGGAACTCCACTCATCCGCCAGTGAAATCAGGTGTCCGGTGGCAAAGGCACCGGCAAATGCGCCAGCCATTCCGACAGCAGAACTGCGAATTTCCGTCAACTGGCTGTTCAGTTCTGCCAGGGCACGTCGCTGCTCCCGGGCTGCCGCAGCGGCCTGACGCCCGCCATTCTGCAGGGTCCGGTAATATTCACTGCCCATACGGGACGCCCGCTGGATCTCCGACTGGAATGACTGCGAATTTGCCGAAATTTTGATAATCAGTTCACGTAACGTCGCCATTCACCTTTCTCCGGGCGTAAAAAAACCGCCTCAGCGGTTCTCATCATTCATGACTGTGCTGCAAAGCTCAGCGCGTCTTCCAGCGCCGCAAACGGATCCACCTCCGGCTTATCCTCATCCTCGCCCCAGCAGAGCATGGCGTCCTTCAGTGCAACATTCATCCCCTGTGCCCCGAAAACCGCTTTCACGATCTGTGCATTACGGATATCCCCGCGCTCATCACCCAGCGGGGACACCCTGTCAAACTCCATCCACATCATCGCCTCGCTCGCACTCAGGCTGTGCCGCAGTTCGGATAAGGTGCGCCCCAGACGGAGCGCAAGTCGCATCAGAAAGCGAATTTCCGGGCGGGCTACTTTTTTCTGGCCGACTCTGCATCAGCGATCAGTTCCAGTGCCTGACGCAGCAACCGGGCATGTACCGGACCATAGACGGCCAGCACCTGCTCACGGTCGTCCGGAGTGAACACCCGTTGCAGGTCAGTATCACACAGGACATCGCAGAACAGCGTCACATCCGCTTCCAGGTTACGGCGGGTTTTCGCCACCACCGACAGGGTATCGTCATCCTCTCCATCACCATTGAGCACTTCCCGCCACAGATACCAGGCCTCTGCCGAAGGCTCCCGCAGCACCACGCTGACATTTCTCCATTCTGGCACCTTCACCGTTTTATGACGGAACCCCGACAGTCTGGCCAGCGCCAGTGTTTTCAGATCTTTTGCCATAAGCCTTATCCGCCCGCACCATTAACCGTTACTGTACACGCATCAGAGGTAATGCTCTGCGGCTGTTCTGCAGAATCCGTTACCTCGCAGGTATAAGCCCCCTTATCACCTGACTGCGTATTGGCTTTACTGAAAGTGTCAGTAGTCTGTCCCTCTACCGGCTGACCATCCTTCTTCCAGGCGTGTTTATAAGGCGGCGTTCCCCCGTTGACACTGACTGACATTGTCAGCAGCGCACCGGTATTCACGGTAAGTGTCTTCTCCAGATTTTTCACAAACGCCAGCGGTACCACATAGGACACCGGTTTACCCTTCAGGCGAAGTGAAAACGTTGCAGCCACCACGCCGTTGGTACCGGATGACCAGGTGTGCTGACGCACTTCCGCCAGGAACTTAAAGCCCTTACCGGACGGAAACTGCACCTTAAACGCATACACCGTGTCATTGTCATAGGCATCACGCAGGGCGTTCTGGGCCTGATTCAGATAAAAATTACCCGACATGGAAATCTCGGACGACGCCCCCAGACCGTTGATGTTCTCCTGCTCTGTGGAGCAGAGCGTGGTCACATCAATATCCTGTTTCTGACCGGCGGTGAACTGGACTTCCTTGATGGTGCAGTCCAGGCGCAGATATTCCGCCTTATCCATAGTTTCAGCAGTCGCCGGGGCAGATGAAATCATCACCTGCGTCAGCTGTGAGCGTTCATACAAAGCAGACATTCTGCCTCCTGATAATAAAAAACCCGCACGCGGCGGGGTATGGGTTTTGTAGAAAAAAGAAAAAGTCACACCGTGACCTGAAACTCCAGGGTTGCACGGTAACAGCGGTTTTCCGGAATATAGTCCTGCATTTCACTGACGGATCCCGGGGCCAGCAGCATTATGGCTTCACGGGCGTCCTGACGTATCTGACGCGCCTGCGTCACAGTCCCGGCATAAACGTCTATCTGCACCGACACTGAGGACTCCGCCTGCCCGCCCATCACGTCCGCCGACACCGATGAAATCAGGCTGAAAACCACCCACGGAAGCGCCACCGACGGCCTGCCATCCAGCAGGGGGACCACATACGGGTACACCTGCCCGCCGGCAAGATGCGCCAGATGAGGATACAAATCCGCCTCCGTCATCGTCTCAGTACCTCATCAATGGCCCGGTTCATCCGCGCAATCGCCACCTGAGCTGCCTGTTCACTGCGCACATCAAACGCCGGGCGCACAAACGGGTGCGGTGGCATATTCACGGTCCCCATTTCCACAAACCGCCAGTAGAAAGCGTTGCGCGGGTTATCCGCCTTCATGGTGTTATCGCTGTTACCGGTGTCCGGATTAACACCCCGGATATGCACACCGGATTCCATCCCGCCATCGCGGGAGCGCCGGGAAAGGACCACCACATTGCGGCGCAGTTTTCCCCTGCGTACCGGTGCCCGTGACACCACTTCTTCTTTCAGCACATTCGCACCCGCACGGGTTGCCTCACGCAGCACCCGGTTATTTTCTGCACCACTCAGAAGCTGCAAATCGCGGCTGATGTCCTCCAGCCCCGAAAAATCCAGCAGGGTTTCGATCATTTTTCACCTCCCAGCCGACAGAGAATTTCCAGACGTCCGCCGGTCGCATCCGGCACGGGCAGCCCGACAACGTTCAGGATCCGGTCACGCCAGGGACCACTCAGCACATGAAGTCGTGACGCTGCCGTGATTTCCCGACCGGACTGACCGCGCACCCAGATGCGGATTTCCGCCTGCGCCATTTCCGCACCGGACTGCATCCGCTCCCGGCTGCTCCTGCCACGGATATCCGCATGAATTTTCCCGCATGACACCCATTCTTCCGTCATTTCTCCGGCAGCATTACGGGTTAACACCGGGTTCAGAACACTTATCATCTGTGTCAGACGACCTGCAGATATTGCCATTCCTCCCTCCTCATAACACCGTCGGACAACGCAAATCGTAAATCAGCACGGACACAGAAAACGGCAGTTCCCCCTGCACGAGGTCTTCCCGCTCAGCAAGATCCGGATTCCGGTACAGCATCCCGGTCAGTCGCATGGCAGCCCCCTTCATCCGGGTTAATGCCTCGCCCGGGATCAGCTCACCGTCCTCACGAATCACTTTATCCCGGCTGCCCTGAATGTAGGCCAGCAGCACGGCGGTAGCCTGACGAACCTTGTCCATCAGCATGTCATCATCCGCGTCATGGTCAACACGCAGATGTGCCTTGATCTCTTCCAGTGTCAGTAATGCCGTCATTTTCCGCCTCCTGCATCCCGTCCACGTTTTGCAGCCAGGGTCCAGCCTGATGAATGAGCTTCTCCGGGTTTATCACCGGTCATACTGTTGCAGTGCCACAGCGAGCCCCCCCACGTCACCGTATCGCCGGGGTGGTAGGTTTCACCGGCTCTGAACACACCGCGGTAGAGCATCACCGGCAGGGAAAATGTTTTTTCCGTACACTGGCCACTGCTCTGCCGGATCACCACAGAGAACAACCGCTCATCCGTCATGCTGACGTCGATATCCGCCACCCCGTCAACCAGGCATTCCCATCCCCGCATCCCGTGCGTTTTTTCATACGCCCGCCAGAGTCCACCCAGGTGTGTGGCATACGTGCCCCGGGGAAAGGATTTTTGATCGTCAATAGCGGGGAGCACTTCCAGTGCCGTGGCATCACGCCCGTCCTGCGGAGCCGGAAGGGCATTCACCGCCTCCAGAACCGCCTGCTTCAGTACTTCCGGATCGTAATCACGACCATCACGCGGAGCAGGGATATGGCTTACGGCCTCTTTCACCATCTGCTCAAGCATCGGACGCACATCATCGGGGGTGATACTTTTGCCGTCCGCCGGTACCGGAATATTCGCAACCGCATCATTCACCGCCTGCTTCAGTACTTCCGGATCATAATCACGACCGTCACGCGGAGCAGGGATATGGCTTACAGCCTCTTTCACCATCTGCTCAAGCATCGGACGCACATCATCGGGGGTGATACTTTTGCCGTCCGCCGGTACCGGAATATTCGCAACCGCATCATTCACCGCCTGCTTCAGTACTTCCGGATCATAATCACGACCGTCACGCGGAGCAGGGATATGGCTTACAGCCTCTTTCACCATCTGCTCAAGCATCGGACGCACATCATCGGGGGTGATACTTTTGCCGTCCGCCGGTACCGGAATATTCGCAACCGCATCATTCACCGCCTGCTGCAGTACATCCGGATCATAATCACGACCATCACGCGGTACCGGAATGGTCCCCACAGCGTCATCCACCATCGCCTGCAGAACCGGATGTACCTCATCCACCGTCACATGCTTCTGTAATACCGCCGACAGGGAAGCCAGTTTCTCTTCAAACGCTTGTGCCTGCGCGGCCATCTTCCCCTCAAATGTGCGCTGTAAATCCGCCAGCACCGTGGAGAATTCTTCGCCCAGTGCACGAATAATGGACAGTTCCCGTTCCGTCATTTTCTCAGTATCCCCCTGAACATCGCTTTCACTGCATCATGCTCTGTTTCACTGATTGCCTTATTACCGTCAGATGCGCCGTCAGGCAGTTGTGCTGAAACTGTTTTCCCGGCCGACGCGAACGGGTCCTCACGGGCATCACGACGGGACAGCGCCTCCAGACTGTAGTTCTGCTGCTGAAGATACAGTGCATCACCGCCGGCAAGGGGCGGCAGGTTCTCACGTTTACGGGCCTCATTGGGCGTGAGAAGCGTATTTTTCACCGATTCACCCAGTGTTTTCATGCGCCGTTCGCTGTCCATTCTCAGCAGCGTGGTGACGTCAAACTCCGTGCTCTCGTTTTCCCCCGTTTCCAGCGCCTCATCCAGTAACAGCTCAATGGACTCAATCAGCGTCTGCAGACACTGGGAATAATACTGCTGCTCCAGCGCCTCCACGTTGTCACTGGAAGGCGGGTGGCCAACGCCAATCTTGTAGGCCGGGACACGGAACACCGAACAGACAATTTCAGCCGTCATTTTCAGTTGTTCCACCGTCTGCGCATCCACCGGTGAAAACGTCGTGGGGCTGTATTTTGCCCCGTTGCTCAGTATGGCCGTCTTCCCGGCATTTTCGCCCGTATATCCGCTGTCCCAGTTCCCCTTCAGTTTTTTCGCGTTTTCTTCCGTAATACTGCCGGGGACCTCAATCACGCCTGATGGTCGCCCGCCATTTCTGAAAAAATACGTCGAATTTGCCTGAATATGATGCCCCTGCATGGCGGCCAGTCCTGCGGCATACACCGGCGGCAGCCCCACAAGCGGATGAAAAAAACAGTTAAAACGGTCGTGGATCACCTCCCGGGCAGGCACCGTCACCGACTCTGTGATCCCACAGTTCCGGTCCGGCGTGATGCGGTAGAACACGTCGCCGTCATCCGCCACCAGAGGTTCAACCCGGTTCCAGTCCAGAATACGCAGTTCTTTGATCTGCCCCCGGGGGTTGCGGATTTTCAGCACCACCGTATTGCCGTGACGCAATTTGGAATTCAGCCACAGTTCAAAAAACTGGATGCGATTCTGCTGCGCATTAGGACGACGACAGAGACGGGCAGTATCTCCCTGCCGCTTTTCCCGACGTATTCCCTGTACATCAGTCTGCATCAGGCGAAGCCGCATTTTGGCAATATCCTGGGATATCAGCGAAATGCATGAAAACACCGCGTGAAAGGACAAAACGGTTTCCGGATCGGCTTTCACACCCTGCTGCCAGGCACCGGCAAAAGGCTCAGCCACCGCCTGAAACAGGGACCGCCAGCCCACTTCTCTTACGTCACGTCCTGATTTCTGGTTTTTTCGGGTTCGCCGCAAAAGGTTCCACATTCGCCATGCTCCGCATCACGTTTCTTTTTCTGACCTGCCGGACGTCGCGCTGTGATGTACTCCGCCTTCCCCAGGCGAACCAGCACCTCCGCACACGGCTGTGCCACATCACGGATATCCCCGGCCCGGGCATCATGCGTGCCCTGCAGATACTGGATTTTTGCCATCTGTTACTGCGGGAAGCTCGCGCCTCCCGCCCTCCTCATCAGACTCAGCCACCGGACGCAGTTCCGTAGTTCACACCGGTGATCACCGCCACTGCCGCGGTACGGCGACGACGCCAGTTGATCCAGCGCTCCGCACGGATGGCCACGCTGCCGGTCTGAAACATGGAGACCAGTTCCACCGGTGACGGTGTGCTGCTGTCGCTGGTCGGTTCAGACTGCATCTCCAGTGATGCCTCGCGGGACATATCCACTGCCACGCCGCCGTCATCCGCCAGATAAATATCCGGGGCATTCACCAGCACCAGCTGGTCACCCACGTACTGGGAGACAATCACCGGCAGCCCCTGGAAGGAGCCACCCAGCAGGGTCATGTCCGGGTATTCCTTCTGACCCAGCGCATTTTTACGCATGGACAGTGCCAGGGCATTGGTGCTGGACATCAGCCAGACCGCACCGGTGGGCTGCAGGTTTGCTGCCACAAACTGTCCAAACGCAGCCTCTGCATCCGCATCCGGGTTACCGGTTGATGCCGTGCCCTTCACATCATGGGTGATGGACGCCGGGGAGACATCTGCCACTGCGGCTTTTTTCGGGTCCACAAAGTCTGTATCCAGACGCGCCACCACCGCTTCCGCCAGCGCATTACGGACCAGTGCATCAGCAGCCGGACTGGAAAAACGGATCAATTCTTCCGTCAGTACCGCAATGGCCGACACCTTCGCATGACTGAAGGTGATGGATTCAAAATCAAACTTCGTCAGGGGTTTTGCCTTACCCTCACCCACCCAGCCGGCAGCACCGCCGGACACCTGGGCGTGCACACGGATATTGAATGGCACCTGACGAAGTGCAGGGATCCCGCCCTGACCAAATCGCCCGATAATGGTCTGCGGACGCAGGTAATCAATAAAGTCCTGTGCGTATTCCTGATATTCAGACAGGCTGCCTGCCCACTGCGGATCCGTGGTGGTCCCCGCGCCCACTGCCGATTTCAGGACATGATGCAGACGACTGTCATCCGGATACTGACGACGGGCCACTTCCAGGGCTTCAGATCGGACGCCTTTAGCCGCAGCCAGCGATTTGGCAAAGCGGGCGAAGCCAATCCCCTTATCCAGTTTCTGCTCCACACGGATCACCGGCGCAGAAGCCACCGCGGCCACATTCCCGTTACCGGCCTGTTTCACCGGCTGCGCCGTGGCGGCCTTACCGGCTTCCAGTTCACGCAGGCGCTTCAGGTGCGCATCCACCTGACGGATTTCCGCTGCGGTGTTGTCGTAGTGCTCTTCCTCCTCCACATCCAGCGTGCGCCCTTCCTCTGCGGCTTTGGTCATGACCTCCTCAAGGGAGGCTGCCAGCGCTGCACGCTTGTTTTCAAAACTTTTAATCTGTTCGCCAATATTCATTATGGTCTTTTCCTTATGAAAAACGGTTGTTGACTGTGCCGCAGCGCCGGCAGAAGATGCGATTTTCACCACCGGTTTCCGGTTGCCGGACGCGGCAGAAAACGGGCGGTCGTAAGATTTAATGGTCCGGATGGTGCATTCCGCATTCGCGGGCACGGTGACGGCAGACACCTCCATCAGTTCCCAGCGCAGAAAATGCAGTCCGCCTCCGTCCAGAAAGGTGTATTCATGGGGACGGAAGCCCACGGACAGCCCCCTGACCAGCCCGGTCTTAATGGCCGCCCAGACCTCATCCAGCCGGGCAGCCAGTTGCGACGGCATATCCGGTACGGGCTTCACCAGTGTTGCCGTGATTTCCAGCCCTTCGCTGACCCGGCGTACCGTACACTGCCCCACCGGGCGGGAATGGTCATGCTGCCAGAGAAACGGGATCGCACTGCCAAACTCCGCGCCCTCCGGCTCCAGGATGTCACCATCCCGATCCGGAGAAGGCGTTGACGCAATCCCGGTGATCACCCGCTCACTGAAGGATTTCACCGTCAGCAGGGAACAGGCCCGTTTAAGAGTCACATCAGCCTCCTGAAAATAAAAAAACCGCCGGAGCGGTTCGTGATGGTTACAGTGTGAACAGGGTTATATGAAAAAAACCGCATATTCTTTCTTTTTCGGTTCCGGGTTAAGGGACATCAGGGAGACCGCATTGAACAGCGCCATCAGCGGGTCAATTTTTCCCCGTCCACTGGCCTGTTTGGTGATAAGAATGGCGTTACCTTTAGGCTCCACCCGGGCATTGCCGACACACCAGGCCATCAGGGGCTGGTCACCATGCACCAGCACCCCTTCAGCCAGTTTGCGCTCGGTGGTTTTAATGGCCCCGCCCAGTTTCCAGCCCTGGCTTATCCCCACCACAATTCCGTCGGGGATCCCGGCTTCCGCCAGTGAATCCAGAATCTGCCCCACCCCTGACGGGTCAATACCGATATGGTCCAGTAACTCAGCCTCATGAATGCGACGCACATACTCCGCCACTTCCGCCGTGTCATCCCCGACACGCCGGACAATGGTCATATCTCCACAGGCAACAAGATCCTGAAACCGGGACGCCTCGCTCTTCCGTCGGACCACCGCGGTTTCATGCGCCCAGGCATGGCCCCAGCCCAGCCATTCGCGGGTCTCCCGGTCACGCCCAATCACATACATCCCCAGCAGATCATCCAGCCCTCCGCCGTCAATCCCCACCGTCACCACATCAGCACGACGCAGGATATCGTCCAGGCTGATACAACGGCCCTGCTCTTCCCAGAAATCAGCCCCCGCCCAGCGGTCAGAGCGCAGGGCAAGACCAATTTCCACATTGGCGTGTTTTGACATGAACCCCCGGAATGTCTCTTCCCCGGCTTCCCGGGCTTTACGGTACTCCCGGTACAGAAAGGCCTCATCCACTGAATAGCCGAGATTCGGATTGACCATGGCGAGGTTTTCCATCAGCAGGTGAGCCCCGCTTTCCACCATTTCAGGAGGGTGTTCAAATATCACCGGCAGAAAGTGCGGATCATTAATTTTGCCGTCGCGCACATCCCGGGCGTACTGCAGTTTCTGTCTGAACACCCCGGCTGGCGGTTCATTCGACTGGGTGGTCGTATACACCACAAACCCTTCCGGGCGGGAGGCAAGCCCGCCGATGGCTTCACGTAACATGTCCTCCGCCTTGTACTGCTTGCCAAACAGCCACAACTCATCAATCAGCGTCCCCACGGACTTGATACCGGACACCGTATTCGGATCGGCTGCCACCACCTTCAGGGTGGTGTCCGTCACCCGGTGGGTGATGGTCCGGATATGTGTCTGCACCTGACAGAGGTCATCCAGATCATCGTCCCGTCGTACCATATCCCTGGCAGGATTGAAGGCGTTGGCTGCCACCTCCACAGTCGGGGCCAGAATCGTGTAACCCGCCGCCTGCCGCCAGTTCAGTAACAGCGCCGTCATCATGATCCCGGCGGCCAGTGTGGACTTGCTGTTTTTTTTGGGTATCAGAATGAACACTTCCTTGATATGGCGGACACCGGTCTGCGCATCGTAGGAGCCAAACAGAGCCGCCACCAGGTCAAACACCCACGGTGCACAGGACTCCCCGAACGTCGGGCTACCCGGTGCATCCACAATCCGCAGTTGTTTAAAAATCGCCAGGGCATGTGCGGCCTGGTCCGGATAAATCGGAGCCGGAATAATCGACAGCCCCTTTTTCAGGCGCTCTGCCCAGTCCGGGCAGGCCGTGCTCCATACAGGTATCATCCGTTGCCCTCATTATCGTTATTCACCACCAGTCGTGGTGGTGGTGGTACCGCAAAACGGTTAGCCGCTTTTTTCGCGGCATCACCTTTTGCCGATTTTTTACCGGCATCGCCTTTTTTATGGTGTGTGAACTGCGCCAGTCGCCAGGCCGCATCCAGTGCCAGTTTCGGATCAATGCTGAGGTTTTCCACCAGGATCTGCCCCATAGCTTTCACCGGATCGGGAAGACCATCCTCCATATATTCAATACCATGAGACATCACCGCGGGCGGTGGCATCTCCGGATTGTTTTCGTCCGGCTGTGGTATTGCAGCCACCTCACGGCGACGGGGTTTATCCTCCTGCTCTGATTTTTTCTGCCGGTAAACAGGAACCTCATCCACCTCCACCGTTTCGCACTGTTTACGGGCTATAAACGCGAGCACCTCCGGATCTTTTGCCAGCTGCGAGCCTTTAACCCTGGCGGTCTTCGCCGAATAACCGGCGGCAATGGCTGACGCTGTTTTGTTTTTCCCGGACATGAGCGCCAGCGCAAATTTTCGTTTTTGCGTTGTCAGCACAGCCTCCTCCCGGGTCCATAACGCACTCAGCCGGGTATGGTTCAGCCCATTTTTCCCGGCGTCTCATGCCGCAAATGTTAACTGCTGCCTGGTTAACATTTGCTGAAAAAGCCAGTTAACATTTTTTTCGCACAACAAACTGAATAATAAAGATAAAAACCGAAAAAATGCCCGGGCAGCCAGTTAACATGTTAACTGGCCTGAAACAGGAATTTTTTCTCTGCATGAGACGGGGGGCGGTGTCCGGGGCGATCGTTTTTTTCGCCGGATGATCCCCCCCCCCCGGGGCGGGTCACAGTCCGATGATATCGTCTGCCCTGCCATGACCTCCGGACACCTCCGGCAGCGTCGGGTCCGGCATACCACCCGCCACTTCACGAGCAGACTTTTGTCGATGGCATTCGGTACAGAGCGTCCAGAGATTCGTCTCCTCATTACCACCACCGAACTGAAGTGCAATTCGGTGATCGAGTTCACTGTCACAGAGGTCAACCACACGACCACAGAGACAGCACTGCCCGGCATCCCTGAGCCAGATATGACGCTTGAGGGAAACACGTGCACTGCCACTGACACGACGCTGTTCACCCTTCAGAATATTCACCCGCCGGGTGTTCAGAGTTTTGATTCTGCCCGGTAACGTACGAAGCACAGCCATGTAAAATCCTCGCCATATAGCTTGTCACCAGAGGAAAGAAAATGTCATCGAAAAACCGGCCCCGCAGAACAACAACCCGCAACATCCGATTTCCAAACCAGATGATTGAACAAATTAACATCGCTCTTGACCAGAAAGGTTCAGGTAATTTTTCAGCGTGGGTTATTGAAGCCTGCAGAAGAAGATTAATTAATGAAAAATATTCTCAATTTGTACCCAACAAAGACAAACACGACCAGAGCACCTGTTCAGACAGGTTTACTTAAACGACTTATATATGACACAAAAAGCGACCACTAAAGTCGCTTTTTCTTATGGTAACAGGCAATAACTCTCTCAGATATTTTTTAGCATTTTTTTGACCGCGCGTTTCCGGACGTATTCTGTTCTCCTGTCCCTTTATATCGTCGGAATACCCGCCGCTCTTCAAATCCCATTCCCAACTCAGAATGTAGTCTGTTGACCGCTTGTTTTATTTCGGTCAGGTTCACCGGTGAAACCGGAGTCCGGCGCGCCTTACGCAAACACTCTGCTCGTTTCTGTGCCGCCACTTTTCTTTTCTGGTCATCACTTAGCTGTACCATCACTTTTGCCCATCGTTCAGCTGCTCTCCGGTACAGTCCTTTTTTCTCCAGACATTCTGCCACGTGATCATGTAGCATAAGTGACCTCCGATTATCTACAGACTGCCATCCTGAATTTACCTTCCCTTAATGAAATAACAATAAAAAACAAACCACGCAAAAACAATAAAACAACACACAAAAAAAACTAAATAATAAACAAAAATAATCACCTTATTTTATTATTTTTTGAGGGGGCAATTACTGAACAAAAAACGCTGACTATATACTCAAAACCAAACAACTATTCTGCCAATCAGGTATCATGGCAACACACGGAATTACCGTGTTTTTGCCTTCTCTGCCCATACAATACGGGCATATACTTCATACTCTATTGTAATATTTCTATCCATGCGCCCCACTCCATTTACCTGTAAATAATATTCAAAATATTTATCACAGAAATCGTTTTTGGCCATGAACTGAGCACACTATAAAGTCCGGAACTGACTCTTTGTTAAATTACCTTAACGTTACCAGTAACATATTCATAACAAAACATCACGGTATACACTGGGTACGGATATATTCCTGTGCTCCTTCCAGTTGCTTCTGCATTGCCATCAGCCGTTCTCTGAGGATGAAATAATCCCGTTCAGCGGCTTCTGCCAGTCGGGGACCGGTTGCATTACCCACGCCGGAGGTGATGGGGGCTTTACGCAAGGAGCCTGGACAGTTGGCGTTGATGCGCAGGCGCTTACGACCAGCGGCAACATCAGCACGCAGAGTTTCATTTTCAGCTCTCGCATCGGCTAATTCCCTCGAGTATCTGGCATCAAGTGCAGCGACATCACGCTGGCGTACCTGCATATCAGTAATTGTCACGTTCGCCAGCTTCAGCTCACTGGCTTTTTTATCGCGTTGCGCTTTGTAGGTAATGGCGTTATCACGGTAATGATTAACAGCCCATGACTGGCAGGCGATAATGCAGATAACCAGAGCGGAGATAATAACGGTTACCCTGCTCATTGTTGCCCCCACAAACAGACTTCACGCTCAATCTCGCGGCGAGTCATCAGCCCTTTCCATTGCTTACCGCCAGCGTATGTCCAGCGCCGTAGCTGATCACATGCGCCTTTGATATCGCCCTGGTTTATTTTGCGAAGAAGCGTCGATGTTCTGAAATTGCCAGCGCCCACGTTGTAAACGAACGAGTAAAGAGCGCCGCGCGTTGTTTCCGGTATATCGACGTTGATGTACGGGTTAATTTGTCTGGCGACCGTGGCAAGGTCTTTATTCAGGAGGGCTTTGCATTCTGCTTCGGTATACGTTTTACCGGGCATGATGTCTTTTCCGGTGTGTCCGTGACATACAGTCCATACGCCAACGATATCTTTGTATGGTATGTAGCTGACACCTTCCAGACCATCGTTACCACCTGGACCAGTGATGAGCACAGACGCTATGGCAACAGCCCCACCACCAATAGCAGCTGCAACAGCCTTGCGTAATGACGGCGACATTATTCACCTCTCGCAGCCTTACGCTTATCTTCTTTAATCTTGAAATAAAGATTTGTCAGATACGTCAGCAGGCCAAACAGCAGACTTCCCAGCACACCTATTGCCACCCACTGGGACGGAGAGACTTTGTCCAGCAGCTGCAGTAACCAGTATCCCGTCCCCACCGCTGACGTGGTGTATGACACACCTGTTGTGATTTTTTCCATCTGATGTATGTCTCCGTCACCGCCGACAGAAAATGAAAGTAAAGAAAAACAAAAAAGCCGCCAGTGTCACCCACTGACGGCCAACTCCGGGAGCCGTGATTATGGCATTCAGGCTCTGCTAAAAATGCCAGATAACATTCCGGCCTCCCCTGATTCAGGTTATAAATGACACAATATCTTGACAACACCCGTCACTGTCTGTCAGAAAATATACCGCCAGGCATAAGTATCATGTGAAATCCAACTATCCTTCTGAGCCAGCACCTCTCCACCGAAAGTCAGTGCTGGCTGTTTTTTTCCTTAATAAAGCATCTGTAACTGAAACAATCCGCATATTGATAATATATTGACAGGCATCATTGCTGTCTGTGAAAAATAAGTCTCTACAAACATATAAGGCCTTTTAGCCAGCGTCTTCTTTCAGGTCAGTCGCTGGCTCTTTTTTTATTATGCTGCCGGTGCATTTATCTCCAGCACCAGACTTTCTATCTCAACGCCATACGCTGCATTTTTTGTAACATCCGTCAGCGTCAGCGCATTCAGTCCCAGTGTCATACTGTCTTTTATAACCTGGAATGCCGGGCCAGCCACTCCATTCAGTTTCGGAGTAACCGTGGCACTGCCGGCGGTGAACACCAGCTCCAGCGTCTGCCAGTCGTTACCGTAATCGCCGAACTCCCCCAGCTTCGTGTTTCCGGCTTTCCTGTGATGCATCAGATTCACTCTGCCGTCAGTGGTCTGAGTGAAGTACGACATCAGGAACGGATTACCGGTACCCGTCATCGCCACACCATCAGGAACGGGAGCATCCGTATACAGATAAATCCCCAGCCCGAACTGATTGTTGGTCAGTGCGCCTGACAGGCGGAACTTACAGGTCAGTCTGCCGCCCTGTGTCAGCAGGGTAATTGCGTCATCCACCGGATGCGTCAGGGACCAGGTTTTATTGCTCTGCTTGGTGATCTTAAATACACCATCTGACAACTGAATTCCGCCATCCTTAATGCTCCAGCCCTGCGCAGCAGCCTCTCCGGCTGCCGGCAGCAGGGAGATTGTGCGAACGGACGTATCTGCAGACGGACCCGATGGCGTGTTGCCGCCGGGCGAGGGTTTGATTTCCGGTGCCTTACCACTGATGAAGGCTGAGGTGCGCCCGGCTGCGTTCAGAATAGCGGTTGCCATACGATCCGGAATAATGCTCCTGCGCGCCCATGAACTGAAATGTGTCGGGCGGTTTGATGATACCTGGTTTCCATTCGTTCTCGATGCCGCACCGTAATATCCTGATGCCGGAATATCCGGATCTTCTGCCGGCGCGTTAGTGGCGGTATTGACGCCGTTACCGTCTGTCATGAAGGGCACAAAATAAACGCCCTCACTCTCCCTGTTTTTATACCCGCCGTACACGGTGTCGTACTGGGTAGCGTATGTATTTTTCCAGTAATACGTCGTGTCACCACAAATCCACGGCACATCTGCAGCACTGCCACCATGGCACTGCGCGTTAAACACGGAGAGGTCAGCACGAAACTGTGTCAGCATGGCTGTAAACAGCGCAGGTTGCTGTGCGTGGGTGGCGGCGCTCATGTCAAACTCTCCCTGCATCCAGCACACCGCCAGCAACACATTTTTCGGGTTCTTCTGTAATGCAGCTTTGGTGCGCGCAATCAGGTCCTGATATAACGGTTTACCCACACCCCAGCGCGCCGAATCCTGGCTGGCCCCCGTGTCCGCACTGAATGTCCCCTCCGCGCCCTGGGTAAATGCCGAACCACCACGACAGCATGGTACCAGCAGGATCCCCGCGTTATTCGGGATATACGGAAGCAGTTTTTTGGCAATATGTAAGCCCTGGCCGACACAGCCGTACTGCCCTTTGCTCAGGTCTGCCTTCGGATGATTCAGCGTACTCATATCCTGCACATCATGCAGGCAGTGGTCAGCCGGAATGATGTCGTTATACGTACAACTCTCTCTACCCGGAGTTACCGTGCTGCGGCGCGCCAGCTGTTTAATGCGCGGATCCGGAGCATCGTAAGAATCCGGTAACGGAAGCCCTTCACCGTAGGCCATGCCGTTGGACTGTCCGGCAAGCACAACCACGTAGAACCAGTCCGGCTCAGATGAAGGGCCGACCTGTGGATCTCCTTCAATAGCCACCGCCTGCATCAGTGTGTACGGCGTAATGGCAACCGGTCCGCCGTATGGCTGCCAGCCCTCTTTCAGTTTGTGTGTCAGCTTTTCCGCAAGGTCTGACGGCGACGCCGCCCTGACAACATCATAGTGTTTAAATGCCATGAATCCTCCCGGCCGGGATAGTGTATTAAATCAGATATGGAGTGGGCTGTAGTCCGGAAGCCTGAATGACACACGGGGACTACAGCCCAAGAAATGAAAAAAGGCCACGCAGTTGCGCAGCCTGATAAACCCTGGTTAAAATCCACACGATAAAAATGACAATGCAAGTATCTCATGCTGTTGCCCGAACCTACTCGGGCTTTTTTTGCATGTAAAAAGGCTCCTGCGATGAGGGGCCTGGATATATGCCTAATCTCTGTATACAGCATGATGCCGGGTGCCTCCCGGTGAATTCTGCAATGACCAGACAGAATCCGCAACTTGCCTATACAATACGCAACCAAACATCTGTCATTATGCCCCGCCGCCCAGGGGGATTCATCATGCAGGATTTTTTTAACAAACGCTCAGCATGTCAGGCAACAGTCGACTACCTGAATTGTGAGGCATTTAACATTTCACTGTCCGGTGTCTTTCCTGTAATAAAAAGCCCGCAAAAGAGAGTCAGGGCAGATAAGTGTGGTGTGGCGCGTTGTACTGGATTCGAACCAGTGACCGATTGCTTAGAAGGCAATTGCTCTGTCCGGCTGAGCTAACAACGCATGATGCTGATAATGGACCGCCATCGGGGACTTGAACCCCGCACAGCCAGCTTCGAAGGCTGACGCTCTATCCCGATGAGCTAATGGCGGTATGTGATATGGTGGCCCTTGCTGGATTTGAACCAGCGACCTGGCGATTATGAGTCGCTCGCTCTCACCACTGAGCTAAAGGGCCGGGCGCAGGATAATAACGGTACGTAACTAATCCTGCAATATCATCCGTTCTGACTGACTAAATCCTGAACTTCCCTGACCGTCTGCTCAAAACGTTCAGTCTCCAGCTCAACGCCAATTGCACGACGCCCCAGCGACATTGCTGCTTTGACGCTACAGACATAAAAAAGCCAGCCACTGGGGGAGGCTGGCAAACTCGTAGAGCAAAATGCTGTTACGCAAACTTCGTTACAGGGTCATCCTGCAATACAAAAAATACACAATATTTAGAAAACTAATAGTGCCATGTGCAATTTTTAAGATTTTGTTATTAATTGTGGTCGCACCTTCCTTTCTGTGTACTTTCCGTATAGCTCACAGGATTCTGGGTACAAAAAAACCCGCGCATCGGCGGGTTCTTAAATCTTATCAACGGTAGACATACAAAGCCCATCGTTGGGAAAATCTTATCCATATTTTTTGAAAAATGCAAGCATCATGTCGTCATCTTCGGCGAAAACCATTTATCTTGTCACCTTTCTCAATTGTATCTCTGCATATGCTTCTTCCTGCCAGCACTTTGTAACCAGTTTATCAATGACATCTGCATATCCTTTGTACCACTGATAATCCGTCAGGTCTGGTACCAGCTTCTGGACATGAAGCCGCGCCAGTGTGGTTGGTAAACGGCTAAACCGGTTTCCATTGCAACGCCCACAAACCTTATAAACAGGCGTGCCATGAAGCCGGGTTCTTTTTTCATCCAGGACAATACCTTTACCCTTGCACCCTCTGCATGCTGTGCTGACTTCTCCCTTACCATGACAATGCTGACATAGTTCCTTCACCCACTCTTCCTTAATAACAGATTCCCCGCTTCTGGAGTGTTTCACCACCTCGCGCAATACATTATGAAATCCAGTACCAGCACAATGCTCACAGCGAGCCTTACTTGCCGCAGACCTGGAATAATCAGCAAAGGCAAAATTCACAAGGTAAGGAATGATCTGTAGCCGGGTTTCTTCACTCAATTTATTCAATGTCGGGTTATCCAGTGCCATCGCGTAATTGAGCAGACCTTCAATCGCAAACTGAGGATCCTGAACACCAACTTTTGCCAGGAATAAAGCAAACCCAAGCGTTGCTTTTGACTGCACCATCCCCTGCGCAGCCATCACATCCGTAATTGTTAAACCACCAGAGCCTGTCGCCGGTGCGTCATCGCTCAGTTTTGGAGATTTCGGGGAGTAATATTTCGGTAAGGCTTCAAGGTTCATGCTCGTTCTCCACTTACGCCAGTACGCCAATTGCCAGCGCACGATCGATAAAACGAAATATCAGCTCCAGCTGAGAGCCATACTTCTCTTCAAATGCCACGGTATCCGCATGCAGCTCGTCGTGATGCTTTCTGCACAAAGGCAACACAAAAAGGTCATGCGCTTTTGTACCCATTCCACACTGACCGTGGCCTATCAGGTGGTGGGGATCATCAGCGGGCTTTCCACAACATGCACACGGCTGTGTCTTAACCCAGCGCGTGTACTTTTCATTAACCCAGCGGCGACGTTTTGGGCGTAACATAAAAGACTCCGGCGACTCCGGATCCACTTTCAGCGCCAGCACCTTTTTCGCTTTATCCTGGATGATGCTGGTGGCAGGAACCGAAGGCACAAGGTCACTTTCCCGGGTGACAGACGGCACAACAGGCTTCGGTAATCTCAGTGCCTTACGGGCTGCACTTTCCGGTAAGGCATCCGCCAGGTCATTACGAATCAGCCACCAGCACAGTTCCGGCATTGTCACAACGTGACTGTCATCAAAACCGAGATCCCGACGCACAACAGACAACACCCAGCGGGTACAGTTATCCGTTGCCATTGATTCCAGCCGTTCCGTGAACTGATCGCGCAGCTGGTTATCGCAGTGCCAGCACAGACGGATTGCGCCCGGCGTGTGTCGCATTGTGGTCATGTTCTCGCTGTGCCAGTCGGAATGAGGCCACTGGCAACCTTTTTCACGAAGTAACCAGCGTTCAAGACATTCCACTCCACCAGCACGACGAATCACTGCCTCATTGCGGAACACGGCCCGAACGGCAGGATCATCCGCCAGCGGTTGTGATGCCGCCGGAACGGCACCACTGGCGAAAGATGAATAACGTTCCGGCTCAGGCTCCAGCAGGACACGCCCCTGCATAAACAGGGGCATCAGCTCTGAACCGGGCCTGAACAATACGATCCCCATACGCGGGGCAATTTCAGGGGTCAGTAGCGCTCTCACGGTCACCTCAATGAACGGTATCGAGCAGCTTTAACAGCTCAGGGAACCGGGATTCGAAGAAATGCGGCTGCGTCTCGCGCGGATTTGCGGGACTGGTGATGTTCTTGCCGAACATGCAGCCTTTCGCCGTCAGCGACCAGAATTTTTTGATGTTGTTAATCGCAGTGCGGCTGTATCGTTCACGTTGTTCAACGATCCCCAGCTTCGCCATCTGGTGATATGCCTGATTAGCTGTCAGGCGGATACCATACTGCTTCAGCAGTGCACTCAGTGACAGCGTGGGGCGGCTTGAGCCATCAGGCGCGTCAGCAGGAGCATCAATGGCATAGCGCGGTGCCAGATTCGGTAAGCCAACAGCCTCCTGGAGTTTCTGACAGGCTCCAAGCACTGATGAGTTAGACAGGTTTAATTCCCGGCGCATAAAGTCCAGCAGGATCACACCAGCCTGCATCTTGTCAGCAGCCTGTCCGGATAATTTTTCCGGTGCGCTGGTTACCATGTCGAAAGTACGGATCACCTTCAGATGGAATGACGGGCTGATCCACATTGCATAGGCATACACCAGTTCTTTGCAGACATACGTCCCCTGGCTATTTCCGCCACGAATAACGTTAACTGGCTCTATATTGACCGAGTTGCAAATCTGCAACTCGCTTATTAAACGTTCAGTTTGCTCATTGCGGAGCCAGAATGCAGGCTTATGCTTATCCAGAGAACCGGCAGCCCTGTGCAAATCGTTCAGGCTGTAACGACCATAAGCATCACGACGAACTTCAATACCATCAATGACCATCAGATTATTCATACTTCGTTTCTCCTCTTGATCAGGCGGCTGCACCCGCCGTTTTCTCGTACTTACTGATAGTGATCTCGACCTTCCCTTTCGGGATAACCGGTCCCCACTCCACCAGCATTCTTTTCACCTGGCTGTCGTCTTCCCACACACCCGCGTGGGTCAGGGCGTCAAACAGCGCCTTGTTATAGTTGTCCAGATCGCGGATCCGGTTATCCGGAGGAAACAACACGATCTCCACTGAAGCAGGTGCCGACGTTGGTTTCGGCAGACGACGTAACTGCTCAACTATTGCTGCGCACGCCGCGCTCTGAAATTTTCGCCCCGCCTCGCTTATCAGGCTCTTACCAGCAAATGCCCCTTTGTTGGGGTGTCGCCAGTACGTGTTCACGCTGGGCGGGAAAGGCAGGATCAGCTTCATACTTTCAGGCCTCTCTCATGTAACCAGTGAGTTGCACGCAGCCTTGCGTTTTCCTCACCGGCAAGCAGTGAGCGGATAATCCCGACCGCCTCGCTGTCGTCGTCCTTCACCGCGGTATGAAGCGTGATCCCCCGGGCCACACCACGCTTTATCGTGATGACGCCTTTTTTCTCCAGTGCGCGAAGATGCTCCACCGCTGCATTCACCGAACGGTATCCCAGCATGGTTGCCACCTCCTGATTGGTTGGCGGGAAGCCACGTTCTTTCTGATAAGAAATCAGCATATCCAGCACCTGCTGCTGGCATTGAGTTAACGTCGTCATGCCGCCATCTCCCTGACCAGTTTTTCCGCCTGCTGGCGAACCTGCGCCAGAAACGCCTCACCACATGCCTCAAGTTCATCGCGCCCGATGTAGCTGATTGCCGGTCCCTTCCAGGTCTTGTCAAAAACAGCAATAGCACCAGCGAAAAAAGCTCCTGTCGGCACCTGCTTCTCGTCCTTCGGGATAAACCAGGCAGGCAGTTCAAAACCAATACGCCCGCGAATAAAAGCAATATGGTCCGCATCTTCCGGCCACCACACTTCGCTGGTGGCAGCTTTGATCAGGAAAACATAGCGCCCGCCCTTATCACGCATGGAACTGGCATGTTTCATGATGTAACGCATGCCGGTGATGTATTGCCCCTCATGCTGACTGGCGCGGCTGTATGGGGGATTACCAAAGGCAGCACCTTTAAGCTCCGCAAGACGTTCTGACCAGTCATGCGCCAGCGCGTTATCTTCCGCCGTGTAATACGCGGCACATTTGGCGTTATCACCGTCAGTAAACAGATCCAGAACAAACGGGCCAAACAGGGTGTTAATTCCCCAGAAAATGTTGTCCGGCGTGCGCCACTGATCGCCCACTTCCTTCAGTTCATGGGCTGGTTTGTTCCGCAGTTCCACCAGCGCCTGGCAATATTTATTACTCATTAAGCCCCCACGTAATTCCCTGACAGATACCACTCTTCACCCGATGCAGCGCGCTTGCTGCTTTTCCGTAAGCACCGCTCACGACGCGCCAGAAAATTGTTTCGTTCTGGCTGGGAGTGGCTTTCACGGAATGCCGCCATCCACACCGTTGCAGCACGACGGTATAAGCCCCTGGACTCCAGTTCTTCAGCCTGGCGGGTCAGGCACAAAATCACCCGGGGGTCGTTAGTGCCGACATAGAAATTGCGCACAGGTCTGGTTTCACGAACTGGTTGCGGTTCCGATTCCTGCAAAACCTCAGTCTGGCGCGGGAAATGTCTGCGAGTATCCCCTTCACAACGGTGAGCCACACGCCCACTCTGACGTAACTTGCTTGCTGACTGCAGAACGCGCTGTCGTGAGTAACCTGCAAAAGCATCCGCAATGTCTCCGGAAGCACACCCCGGATGGGCTTCAATGAATTTCTGAACGTCATTTAACAGACTCATGATCACCCCCTGAATCCTGCCGGGATCTGGCTGTAGTCCACGTTGTCGTAACTGGCTTTGAAGTACGGGTCATCGCGTCTGGCTGCAGATACCGCAGGAACTTCCCAGGATTCTTCGAAATGACGATCCGGACCAAAGAACGTGACAGCCTGTTTCACAAATTGTGTGCCGCTATTGCCCATCGCAGATACCCAGCCCGCGTAGCGTTTCACACCTTCCAGCATGGTTTCGGGGTTTACCCCCTCGTTCAAACGGGCTTTCCAGGCTTTGAAGGCTGCTGATTTTGAATTGCCACCAGCACGTTTGGGGTATGCCAGCCATGCCTGCTCAAACTCCGGAGAGTATTCCGGTCGGTTTGAACGAACTCGCACAGACTCATCAGCAGATGCACCAACAGCTATTGGTTCATTGACTGGTTCTTTGACTGGTTCAAAAGAGTGACTGGTTCTGGGTGAATCTCCTGCACTACCCCCTGGTGCAACTCCTGCACTACCTGGTGAATTTGCTGCACCAGATAGTGAATTATTTGCACTACCCCCTAGTGAATCTCCTGCACCATCCAGATGAAGGAGATAGATATTACTTGAGTTACCTTTTTCACCTTTCCGGGTGACTTTTTTTACCAGCCCGGACTCACAAAGGGCCGCAATATGATTCATCACAGAACGTTTGCTAATCTCGCACTGGTCAGCAATATGCTGGTAGCTGGGCCAGCACTCACCCTGATCGCTGGCATTATCAGCCAGCTTGATCAGAACCAGTTTTCGCAATGGATTACCCACTCGAATTTTCATCGCTTTAACCATCAGCTCCATACTCATGCTGCACCTCCGAGATGCTTCATGTTTTTTCCGGAGCGAAAGGCTATGAGCGGCATACTGACGCGGTAATTACGACCCAGCGGTTCACAAATCACCTTCTGACATTCACGGTCAACCAGGCTAACACGTAGAACATGCCCTGCAGGCGTGGTGTACCACTGACCCGGGCGAGGACAACGGAAAGTTTGATTGGTAAACCGTTTGAAAATATTTCGGATCATTTGCGCCCCCTTACCTCTGAAGAGTTCAGCGACGAATGAATAAGACGGGCAAGAAATGCCGCATCGTTAATTCGGTCATACAGACTTACAGCCAGCGGTGATTCAGCTTTTTCCAGCATGGGATAAAGCTGCTGCAACCAGACCTGATGAATTGATGAAATGTAGGAATAGAGAACGCTGGCGTTATGTGCAACGTCACTCGGTACAGCGAGCTTTGAAAGCTGTTTCTCCATCTGGTTAAAGGCATTGATGTATGCCTCTTTGAACTGGGCAGCACGTTTACCCGTGAAACCCATAGCAAGAAACGCAAAGCCGTCGCGGGTTATTTGATAGCAAGGTAGTTTGCGGCCTGTGCAATCGGTGTAATCACTCACCGAAAAATTGCGGGCAGTGAATGATGCGGAGCATTCAAGCGTGCGGATCTTTTTCAGAACATCGTCATGACGTTTGGAGAAGAAGTTGGCAACAGCCAGGGATGAAGTAACAGCCTGACCATCAACGATGGCAATTTCGGGTTGAGTGAGGGTTGGGATCGTAGCCATGATGGCAGCCTCTTTGGTGATTTTTAATAACTCACCACCAAGGCTTTCCACGACCTTATTGGTGGTGAGACGTACAGGGGTGGAAATACCGGTCACCAAAGAACCCGGCCCAACCGAAGTTGGCCCTGCACGCCCCACCATAATTTGGGCGTAATGCTGCTCATGACACAAAAAAACCGCAAGAGCGCGGTTGTGCGCTTTGGTGAATTCCGGGTTTCCACGCCCGGCACCCGCTTTATAAGGTGCCTGAACAGTGTAACGTCCCGGAATGGCAGAATCAATGTGCTGGTGGTCCTTCACACTCAACAAAATCACGCCTGAATTTCCACAAAGGACTAAAGCACTCATGCGGGTAGTCTTTGCGAAGATAGATAACGCGCTGTGTTTCTGGCTCCCAACGAATAACATGGACATAAAGCCCTCTTCCGTCACGAAACCAGCGGTTAAGTTCCTGCACAACTCGCCCCCCACAGTCAGGTAAAGTTCTCTGTGGTTACTTACAGCCAGGTGATTTGGTAATCTGCATTCATGCCGTAACAACAGGTGTTCAGCGACACTGACCACCAGCTGTTGCGACAAACGGTTATTTGCCGTTAAACTGTTCATGCGTTAGTTTCTCCACAGACACAAAACGCCACGACGCCCGGAGCTGCACACTCGCGGGCGTCACTCTTTTCTGGAGCGCAAAAGATTTTGTAGACCAGTGCTGCATGCTCCTGGAGCTTCGAAATTGACAGATACAACTCATCATTAATTGCTGTCTGCTCGTGTGGCTCCACGACCCCATCTTCGATTGCCGAACGAATCTGCTTTGAGTAATTCCCGATCTGTTCGATGACTTCCAGCAGGCGCTGGTTTATATCGGCGTTCTCTACTTCCTCAATTTCAGGAAGCGATACGAACACCCCACCAGCAGACTGTGCGACAGCATCCGCAATGTAGTGAGTGCCAGCCGCGCGCTGTAAAACCATTGCCCATCCCAGCGGGAAAATCTGATCGCCATCGGCACGAAGGCGGTTAAATAATGCGTTCTCTGTTACATCCAGCCAGTCAGCTGCTTCAGCGTAACCACCCGGCAACGCTGCGATAGTTTTTCTGACAGCTTTCACGTACCACTCAGGCTGTTTTTCTACTTTCCAGTGATACTTACCCACGGTTAGCCTCATCGTTCTGTGGTTAAAAATTGAAGGTGTTCTGTTAATCTTTCGGATAGATATCCGGTCTTAAGTCAGATTTCGTAATTGCACCTGACGTGCATTGCTCAAGTTTTTTAGCCAGCACAAAACTGGCTTTTTTATAACCATTGAAAACCAGCCGTAAGTAGCCTGGTGTTGAGCCAACTTTTCCGGCCAACTCGCCCTGCTGTTCTTTGGTTAAAGAGTCCCAATACGCTTTCATACAATATGTACCTCCAATATACATATTACATGATTAATATGAACCTTCAAGATACTTGTACCTTATCGGTACAAAGGTTTTAATTTCTTTATGAAAACAGTCCATGACATCCGGCGGTCTAACGCCAGAAAACTGAGAGATGGTGTTGGCGGGAATTCTTCCTTTGCCACCATGATTGATCGCGAGCCAACCCAGACCAGCAGGTTTATGGGAGATGGTGCTACTAAAAATATCGGTGACAGCATGGCACGGCACATCGAAAAATGTTTCGACCTGCCTGTCGGATGGCTTGATCAAGAACACCAGACCACGAACATCACAAAAAAACCTGATGTTTCAATCACTAACAAACAAATAACGTTAGTCCCTGTCATATCATGGGTACAGGCCGGAGCATGGAAAGAAGTTGGCTATTCTGAGGTTGATTTGAGCACAGCAGAAACTTATCCCTGCCCTGTACCCTGTGGCGAAATGACTTATATCTTGCGGGTGATTGGTGATTCAATGATTGATGAGTACCGCCCGGGAGACATGATTTTTGTTGATCCCGAAGTCCCTGCCTGCCACGGTGACGACGTTATTGCATTGATGCACGATACAGGCGAAACCACCTTCAAGCGATTGATAGAAGATGGAACACAGCGTTATCTCAAAGCATTAAACCCAAACTGGCCTGAGCCTTACATTAAGATTAACGGTAATTGCTCTATAATTGGTACAGTAATTTTCTCAGGAAAACCAAGAAGATACAAAATAAAGGCCTAATCAATATTTATAACCTGCTTCGGCAGGTTTTTTTATACTTGACAATGTACCCTTGAGATACATAATGTATCTAAAAGAAACATGCCGCAGGCAAGATTAAACAAAATTTGGTTGTAACACGGCGTATGGCACATGCGTCGTTAGCGGTCTGGGGACGTTAAAGGGGACAATCCACTCCTTGCTCGGGCAAAAAAACCAGGTAGCCGGAATGTGCAAGTCAATGATGATGCTGATAAGACGCCTAACCAGCGCGGCGATCCGGTTTGACGCCTGGGAAGAGACCAGGGTGCAACGATGAGGGCATTTATGGAACCGCGACAAAGTGTGGTGCCGTAACTTGCTAAGTGCTCTCAGCGTTGTGGTAATCCGCGAAATGGCGCGGCGGTAAGTATGGCGGGGTTACTCTTTCCCCGTTGAGGACACCGGATTGTCAGGTTGACCATACGCCTGAGTGACAACCCCACCACAACAGCCACTGCTTTGGCGGTACCAGTTTGTACACTTGCTTCCGGCTGGTACCGCTCTTTTTACAAAACAGAGAAGAGCATCACCGGACGACGGGCTCATAACCCAATCCAGCCGGGCGGCTGCCACCGCAGGTGTTCTTCTCTGTTTTGTGGAGAAACCAACCGACCTTGCAGGGTCGATATGATGAGGAGCAGCAAAATGGCTAGCGAACGCAGTACTGATGTGCAGGCATTTATCGGGGAGCTGGACGGCGGCGTATTTGAAACCAAAATCGGCGCAGTTCTCAGTGAAGTCGCTTCCGGTGTGATGAACACGAAAACCAAAGGTAAGGTCTCGCTCAACCTGGAAATCGAACCGTTTGATGAGAACCGTGTGAAAATCAAACACAAACTCTCATATGTTCGCCCGACTAACCGCGGGAAAATTTCCGAAGAAGACACCACCGAAACGCCGATGTATGTCAATCGCGGTGGTCGACTGACTATTCTGCAGGAAGACCAGGGACAATTACTGACTCTTGCCGGTGAACCTGACGGAAAACTCCGCGCAGCAGGTCATTAATATCGTTCTTAATTAACTGATTATTTATCTCATCACTGAATATCTTTATATAGTGAGGACTTATTATGTCTCAGAACTTAGACGCAACCGCAATTAATCAAATCCATGCCCTTATTTCTGCTCAGGGTGTTAATGAAATTATCAGTAATATTGGTGCCGATGCTGTGGCATTGCCTGAGAATTTCCGCATTCATGATCTGGAAAAATTTAATTTAAATCGCTTCCGTTTCCGTGGTGCGCTTTCCACTGCCAGCATCGATGACTTTACCCGTTATTCTAAAGATCTTGCAGATGAAGGCACCCGCTGCTTTATCGATGCCGATAATATGCGAGCCGTCAGTGTGCTTAACCTGGGTACTATTGATGAACCAGGTCACGCAGATAACACCGCCACCCTCAAACTGAAAAAGACAGCACCGTTTTCTGCTCTGTTGTCTGTTAATGGCGAGCGTAACTCCCAGAAGTCACTGGCAGAATGGATTGAAGACTGGGCCGACTACCTTGTGGGCTTTGATGCTAATGGTGACACCATTCAGGCAACCAAAGCGGCTGCGGCAGTCCGTAAAATCACAATTGAAGCAAACCAGACCGCTGATTTTGAAGACAATGACTTCAGCGGCAAACGCTCCCTGATGGAGTCTGTCGAAGCGAAGACCAAAGACATTATGCCAGTGGCATTTGAATTTAAATGCGTTCCGTTTGAAGGCCTGAAAGAACGTCCGTTTAAATTACGCCTCAGCATTATCACTGGCGATCGTCCTGTACTGGTTCTGCGCATTATTCAGCTGGAAGCGATGCAGGAAGAAATGGCTAACGAATTTCGTGATCTGCTTGTTGAGAAATTCAAAGACAGCAAAGTAGAAACCTTTATTGGTACTTTCACCGCCTGATTTCATTACTGCAAATGCCCCTGCGGGGGCATTTATGGAAACGTAATTAACTCAATAATCACCGGATGGTGAGAGCTTCCTTTTAGCAGAATTCAGCGCGGTGCAGCGCATATAAAGTGGAGAACGAAATGTCATTTATTAAAACTTTTTCCGGGAAGCATTTTTATTATGACAAGATAAATAAAGACGACATCGTGATTAACGATATCGCAGTTTCCCTTTCAAATATCTGTCGCTTTGCAGGACATCTTTCACACTTCTACAGTGTCGCCCAGCATGCGGTGCTTTGCAGCCAGCTGGTGCCGCAGGAATTTGCTTTTGAAGCGTTAATGCATGATGCAACAGAAGCATATTGCCAGGACATCCCCGCGCCACTGAAACGACTTCTTCCTGACTATAAACGGATGGAAGAAAAAATAGACGCCGTAATCCGTGAGAAATACGGGTTACCTCCTGTTATGAGCACGCCAGTGAAATATGCCGATCTCATCATGCTGGCAACCGAACGCCGCGATCTCGGACTTGATGATGGCTCTTTCTGGCCTGTATTGGAAGGTATCCCGGCAACAGAGATGTTCAAAGTGATTCCACTGGCACCGGGCCATGCCTACGGGATGTTTATGGAACGCTTCAACGAGTTATCGGAATTACGCAAATGTGCATAACTCATGTAGTTAGTTTTTCTGGCGGGAGAACATCTGCATATCTTGTTCACCTGATGGAAGAACAAAGAAAGGCTGGCAATAACGTCTGCTACATCTTTATGGATACCGGTTGCGAACATCCGCTGACATACCGCTTTATTCGGGAGGTTTTGAAGTTCTGGGGCATACCGCTAACTGTGTTGCAGGTCGATATAAATCCAGAGCTTGGGCAGCCAAATGGTTATACGGAATGGGAACCAAAGGATATTCAGACGCGAATGCCGGTGCTTAAACCGTTTATGGACATGGTTAAAAAGTACGGTACGCCATACATCGGCGGCGCATTCTGTACTGACAGGCTAAAACTCACCCCTTTCACGAAATATTGCGATGACCATTTTGGGCGAGGGAATTACATCACATGGCTCGGTATTCGTGCGGACGAACCCCGTAGGCTGAAACCGAAACCTGGCGTCCGGTATCTTGCCGAGCTGTCAGATTTTGATAAGTCGGATGTTATCCGGTGGTGGCAAAAACAACCTTTTGATTTGCAAATCCCGGAGCACCTCGGGAACTGTGTTTTTTGCATCAAAAAGTCAACGCAAAAGCTGGGGCTTGCATGTAAAGACGAACCTGGTCTGATGCGGGTTTTTAATGAACTGGTTACAGGCAAACACGTCAGGGATGGTCATCGCAGAACAGGTAAAGACGTTATGTACCGTGGTCACCTGACGCTTGACGGGATTGCCAGAATGTATGCCGACAGCGACTACAGAAGTTTGTATCAGGCGATGGTGCTGGCCAAGCGGTTTGATACTGGTTCGTGTTCCGAATCATGTGAAATCTGGGGTGACCAATTGGAGTTGAAATTCGAAGAGGTCGTGGCATGACAATCGTAAAAACCCATACCGGTACCGTGATCACCAAAGATGGCCCGCAGGTAAAAAAATTGCACCAAACAGAGCGGATGTGGGTCGTTGGCAAAAACGAGTTTTACCACAAAGAAACTGGACGCCGCCATTTTGCAGAAAATACGCGCCGCCGACTGCTGTTAGACACCATCAAGCCTATCGAGGTGAAGCATGTTTAAACAGAACGAAAAAGCTATCGCTCAAATTGCTGATTATATCCCGCGTGCGTGCCGGGGTATGCAGTTGCAGGAAGCCAAAGCGCGCCTGGAGAAAAAAATTGCGCTCTATATCGATGACGGCTGTGATGCTGCCGTTCTTAACGCGGCGTTCGCGCCAGCTCTTAACAGCCATACGCGGGAGGCTTTTTTTTCGCGCATCGCAGCGCAGATCCGTAAAGGAGGCAACCAGTGAGCAAGATTGACTATCAGGCACTGCGTGAGGCGGCAGAAGCAATAAAAGTCGTGGCAACGCCGCAAAAATTGCTTGCGTTTCGTATGAAAGTCACACCGCAGGTTGTGCTGGTGCTGCTGGATGAACTAGAAGCTAAAAACAAACGCATTACAGAACTGGAAGCGAGGGAAGTTCAATTACCGACTCGCTACGACCTTCGATATGGGCACCCAATAAATGCTGATAAGCGACATGTCATGATACCTAAAGAAAATGGCAGCTGGCTTTGCCTGATTGACTTAGAACACGCACTACGCGTCGCTGGCATTCGCATCAAAGGAGAGTGAGATGACCACTTTCACCGATAAGAAACTGATTAAAGAAATCAAAGAGCGCATAAGCAGCCTGGACGTGCGAGACAATATTGAGCGTCGGGCTTATGAAATTGCATTGACTGCATTGACAGCGGAGCCATTTGGCATCATCGATACTTCGGGGATTGCGCTCATTAACCATGGTAGTGATGCGTATATTTGGCCCGTCAATTCGATGGAGCCGGGAGATGTACCACTATATATCGGCCTGCCACGAATTGCACCGGCATCAATACCAGAGGCCATGACAGAGGAAAAAGCGTACTCAAATGTACAAACGAGCTGGCAGGATGCGAAATATTACGCTACTGGCTGGAATGCCTGCCGCGCCGCCATGCTTCAGGCCAGAAACTTTCGGGAAAATAAGAATTCGTCAACCAATAATTTTCGGGAAATCGCGGAAACGTCAACCAACTATCCGGTAATTCCTAGTGAGGTGTTGTCCGCAATCCAGAAGGTTGCCAAGATTCGTGCCGATTTCGATGATTTTGACGGTGACAGGCGAGGTATCGGTGATTATCTGGATGAGGCTGAGCAAGAGCTTATCGTTACCATTAACAAATATGCCAGTCAGTTGGCAGCAGAACCTATAGCGCCTAATGACGTTCGAGAGCAGACAGCCATTCCGCAAGTTCCGGTAACTCCGGATGGTTGGATAAGCTGTAGTGAGCTAATGCCGAACGACGCACAGTGGTGCGTAGTGAACACAGAATACGGGTATTACGTGCAATGCTGGTCTGAAGGTCAAGGGTGGCTTGGTGATGATATCAGCATCCCTGAATGCGATGTAACCCACTGGATGCCTCTACCAGAACCGCCGCAGGAGGTGAGTCAATGAGTTGGCCTGAAGCATTTGCAATTGTAGGTGTTGCAATATCGATTGCGCTGATTATTTTTTCGATTTGCCGCTGGGGATAATCTCATGTTCGCACTTATTCAACGCGGGCAAATATACACGGACAGGGCCGGATACCCTGTGGTGATTACTCGCTGTACGGACCGCTCTGTGTTCTTTCGACGTATGGACGGACACTCCGGGCGGGTATGCATTGGTGAGTTCAACTGCCTGTTCGAACATATTGACCACCAGCAGTATTGCAAAATCCTGGCGGACACTGAGCAGGAAAAGCACCTGAAAAAATTGCGCGCAATGCAACGGAGGTGATACATGCATACGGTTTTTGAGTTATGGGTTCGCAAGACATTCGGCAATCGCTATGACCTGACGCGAGATGTTGACGGTTTCTACTGTCGTGAAATTGTGAAACGAATGTTTGAAGTGTGGTGTCACTGTCGTGGGCTGAATGTTGTGTGAGGTGAACTGTGGGGCTGGATTGCGTACCTATATCAACCTACTGCCGCAACGCGGGAGAAACGGTTGATGCCGTTAACAAACGGATACAAAGAGGAATATGGAAAGAAGGGGTACATGTATTAAAAGTCGACGGGGTTAAAGAGCGTTGGGTCGACTTAATAGAGGTTTCAAAATGGGCAAGAAAGAACAAGGATTATTATCTCTGCCAAGAGGAGTAACTATTCGTAAGCATAAAACTGCTTCAACACTAGTTATCACTTTCACATATAAAGGGGTTCTTTGCAGGGAGCCCCTATCTCGGCTTGAGGCAAATACACGTGGTATAAAATATGCTGAGCGCCTGCTAGGGGAGATACAAAATCAGATCGCCAGCGGAACGTTTGAATATGCGAAATATTTCCCCAATTCCAAAAAACTGGAGTTATTCGGTGTAGTAAAGAAAACCAAAAATATTAAGTCCTATCTTGATGAATACCTGAAAATTTGCATAAACCGTAATCTGTCGCCGTCAACCATTGGCGGTTACGAAAAATGTCTATCAGCACTATCAGAACTACATAAACTACATGTAACAGAATTGACGCCTGCGATACTAAAAAATTGGATAGCCAGCCGAAAAACTAAGCTGAAAACAATCAGGAATAACCTGTCATTTCTGCGCAGCGCCATTGATGAAGCTGTTACGGATGGCCTGCTGACCATTAACCCGGTAACCCTCGTCAGCGCCAGCCGGTACCACGTGATCGACAGTAGCCCGAGCGCCGACGATTACGAGGTTGACCCGTTCACGCCAGCGGAGACCCTTGCCATTTACCAGAGCTGCAGGTACAGGGAATGGGAAAACCTGTTCCGCTTTGCTTTCAATACAGGTCTGCGGAGCTCAGAACTGTGCGCGCTGCGCTGGGCTGATCTCGACACCATCGCGAACACAGCCCACGTTCAGGCGGCCAGTGTCGTAGGGGTACTTAAAGGCACCAAGACAAAAGCCGGTACCCGTAAGGTGGAGCTGAACAGTGAGGCGCTGGCAGCCCTGCAGGCGCAGAAGCAATACACCTTTATGAAAAGTGAGTTCATATTCAGCGATCCGAAAACGGGAGAACCCTGGACGAACGCCGACGCTATCCGTAAAAAAGCATGGGTGCCGACCCTGAAAAAAGCTGGTGTGCGCTACCGTAACCCGTACCAGACGCGCCACACATTCGCCACCAGACACATTAGCCAGGGTGTAAACCTTTTCTGGCTTGCCGGGCAGATGGGGCATAAGGGGCCGGAAATGCTGTTCCGCAATTACGGTAAATACCTGGCTGAATACGATGGTAAAACGTCTATAAATGTTGTGTCAAGCTGAGTACATAGGCTTAAGGCTGATGAAAATTAAGAATGAGTCTACCATTGCTTTTTGTGAAATGAGCTATCATCTATGTTATTGATAGTTTCCATAGTTCATTTAGGTAATTGTAAATTTAATTAAAATCAATAACTTACATCATAGCAAGAAATGGAGTGCAAATATATTTCTTGACTTCACGTAAGTTACTTTATTGCAATAAATTTTCACTAGGACAGTGCAAGGACACTGATAGTACTTGATGAGTCCCAGTACAAACTGTTATCCTGTGCTCCACAAATTCTAAAACTTTTATGTTTTTTTACTTTTCAAGAGCTTAACGTAGGTATCGGCGAAGCACCACAACTGGAGTGAACACTATGAAAAAGACACTGACCGTAGGTTTCGGTGAAGGTTAACTACAACCTAAAATTTTAAAACAAACCTCCATTAGCACAATAAGGCCTCCCATGCGGAGGTCTTTTGTTATAGGAATCAATAAGATGGCGAGAACATTAGTCAACGTCAGCGCTACAATTTTTGCTCTAATGATGATTGTCAGAGCACTTTTTACTTATATCTACCCTGGAAAACTACCATTTAGCATCGCCATCATTGATTGGCTGATCGTCATTGCTGGTTCTGGTGCAGCAATATCTTCTATCTTCTGCTTCATCAAAAAACGCTATCCAGACACTGCAGAATTTCTTCCTATGTTCAGCACTGTTTGTTATGTGATTATCCTTATTGGATATGCAATTTTAAGGTACACACCGGCCTATCAAACATCGCTTTCGATCATGGTTACAGGAATGCTCGTTGGAATGGGATGGTGGATACAATGCATAACGTCCGCTGCTAACACGCGCAGGTCCCACACGCTGAACATGATCATTAACACCCGAACAAGCCCGGAGTACCAAAAACAGCTTCGGAACAGCACCAAATTCTATCGGGGCATGCGTTATGTACCACAAGAACTATCAGAGTGGCGCTGCAACCCAGACAAAGAAGAATACAAGAATATGAAGGTCCCCGATGAGTACAGGGATGCCATCAATGGCCTTTTATATATTCTTAATTATTTCGAGTTTCTTGCGCAGGGTATCAAGTTCAAGGATTTGGATGACGAATTACTGAGGGAGTGCTTCTCCAGCTTCTTACGCGGGATAGAACGTCGTGGCTTCCACATGATCTTAGAGTCTCAGAAACAGGACCCTGCAGCCTTTGAAGGAATAATCTACCTTTCAAAAAAATGGAACGGAACATCGTTTGTTGAAACCCACCGTTCCAACCCTAATACGGTTGAGCTCGGGGTTCCATATCCTTCAAACGATATGGTTGAAAAAATGGTTCAAGGTCAGCCGTTAATAGATAGCGACGCAGGGCCGGAACTTCAAGTGGCCACTTAATCTCGTTGTATGGACCAAGAGAGGACCAGAAAATGCACTCAAAATGCACTTGAGGCATTTTTAAACAGAGAATGCATTGTTATTCAATGGGTTAAGCATTGCTCGGGCACGGGTTCAACTCCCGCCAGCTCCACTTTTTAGTTGTTTGAAGTTCAATGAAGTCTACTAAGCCCACACAGCACAAGCTCTGCGGGCTTTTTTACGTCTATTGTCGTCCAGTGAGAATTGCTGAGAACTACGAGTTATGGCACCCTGAATGGGACCCACTAAGAAGGGTCCAAAAACCGAGGGTCCCAAAATGGCAAAAATCGCTAAGAAGCTCACTGACACTGAAATCAAAAGCACCAAGCCAGCCGATAAAGAAATCAACTTGTTTGACGGTGATGGTCTGATTCTACGAATCGCTCCTTTGGCGAAAGGAGGCAAGAAAAATTGGTATTTCAGGTATGCAGTACCCGTGAGCAAGAAAAGAACCAAAATGAGCCTTGGGACATATCCTCACCTTACCCTTGCAAGAGCCAGAGCCTTACGTGATGAATATCTCTCCTTTCTGGCAAATGGTGTTGATCCCCAAATCCATAACAACGATAAGGCGAAGGCATTAAAGAGTGCTACTGAGCACACTCTCCAAGCCGTAGCGCGGAAATGGTTAGATGAGAAGGTAAAGACATCAGGTATCTCACAAGACCATGCAGCAGACATCTGGCGCAGCTTAGAGAGAAATGTCTTTCCCGGTCTGGGTAATGTCCCTATCAATGAGATCCGACCTAAGCTCTTAAAACAACACCTTGATCCTATTGAGCAACGAGGCGTATTGGAAACTCTACGCCGTATCATTTCACGTCTGAATGAAATCTTCCGGTGGGCAGCTACTGAAGAACTTATTGAGTTCAACCCGGCTGACAACCTTGGTCAAAGATTCAGTAAACCAAAAAAGCAAAATATGCCTGCCCTTCCCCCAAGCGAATTGCCAAGGTTTATGGAATCTTTGACGAATGCGTCAATCCGGTTGGAAACACGTATGCTAATTGAATGGCAATTGTTGACATGGGTTCGTCCGGGTGAAGCCGTTCGCGCAAGGTGGTCTGATATTGATACAACCAACAGCATTTGGAACATTCCTGCTGATTTCATGAAAATGAAAAAGCTTCACAAAGTTCCTTTGAGTAAAGAAGCTTTGCGCATCCTTGAATTAATGAAATCAATAAGTGGGCATAGAGAATGGGTTTTCCCCAGCATAAAAGCGCCTCTTAATCATATGCATGAACAAACAGCCAACGCAGCTATCATCCGAATGGGGTTCGGAGGCGAGCTTGTAGCTCACGGTATGCGTTCTATTGCACGAACAGCGGCAGAGGAGTCTGGTAAATTCAGAGCTGAAGTTCTTGAGGCAGCGCTTGCCCACTCGAAAAAAGATGAAATTATCGCAGCATACAATCGTGCAGAATATCTGATAGAGCGACAGAGTTTGATGCAATGGTGGAGTGATTACGTTCAAGCTCAAAGATCAAATGCTCTGGTAGCCTAAGTATCAGAATAGCTAATATAATCCTGAAGGTAAAGAAAATGGAAACCCTATTCAAAGTTTTTGAAAAATTTAGTTCCAGACCACTTTTTTTTATTTTTTTCGGACTCTCACTTTGTGAATTTTTTCAGAAACAATCTGTTCTGATGAATCCATCAGCAGATAACATCGCGAAATTATTCGCAGCCATGATATTAGTTGTTTTTTTTACTTGGGGATTTGAATGGCTAATCTTCAAGTTCAATGTAAACCTTGAACCTCATGATCAAGGCGATATTGGACCAACAATTGGAACGGCTACTTTAGCTGTATACTTAGTTTATGCCTTTCACTTTCTCAGTGAAAATCCTGAAGCATTAAATTTAAAGTTATTAACTAACTCTGGCTTTATATACAGCACAACTCTATTATTATTCTCATTAGAATGCATGAAGCTTAGAAGACTTAAACAAAAATAAACAACATCATTGTGATGATAAATATAAAATAGGCATGGCGAAAAAAAATCACCACGCCTAAAATATAATAATTATGGTAGCATCATTGATACATAATCCACACCAATCCTTGAGCTATACTGAGACGCTATAGCCTGATATCTTTCTGCATAACCAGTTCTCAGTTGAGATTTAAGTTTGAGTCGGACAGGAACATTTTGCACGTTGCCATCCATATTACTTAAAAACACGGCAGAAATAATATTTTTTTCTTCGCCATCAACTGTTGTTCCATGATTCAACACCACCATATAATCAACAACAGGAAGCGTTTTATCCCCTTCGAAAATAGAGAGATATTTTCTTTGATTTTTATGCATTACATATATATATTTCGAATGTTCAGCAAATGGCAATGCTTTACTCTGACTGGCGTTAAAAAGCTCCAGAACTTTAATGAGCCTGTGCGGACTTAATCTTACATGGTGAGGGTCGTTACCCTGAGTAGGAACCAAATCACATGCCGCAGATACACATAAATACCATTTGTTCGACTCTGTATCAAAGAAAATAGTGCCAGTAGAAATATGACCATCTTCAAAATTCTTTGAAGACAAATTCATATTTAAAGCATGATACATTTCGTGATAAGTATCATTATTTGATGGCAGATCCATTTTTGAAGAGCAATATTGGAGCAATGCAGCAACTCCGCTGTTAGCGTATTCATTTGAATAGCTATCAAAAACACTTTTGATAAATTCATCCAGCGTATTATTATTTTTAAGTCTTTGATAAAGCTCTTCTGATAAATTACCAAATACAAAGTCAATATTTCTACATCTAATATCAGGCGAGTCTGATTTTAATATCTCATTTAACCACGCAGCTTGACCGTAATGATCGTTAGCCAAATGATTTACAAAAGATAAAGCCTCAGCTTCGATTGCATTCTGAATTTCAGATTTTATTAACTGATAATAAGATGGTTTCCATTCAATGAGAGAATCATTGAGAGTTTGCCAAATCCTATCTCCATCGTTTTCATGATCATCTTGAACCTTATGAAATAGGGAGACAAAGATATTACCACATTGAATCCATTTTACTCCGCTTTCATCACCCCGAATGACATTGCCAGATGTGTTGCTAGAAATAATTGCATTTCTAGACACAGCATATTCTGCAATCATTTTTGCAATGAAGTTTTTATCCTTTTGATCCTCCAACACAGCATCATCATGTATTAATCTTTTAATTCTTCTACAAGGCTTACTGTCTTTAATATAGGCTATTATTTCATCTCTTGTGAGAGCTTTATTACCATTATCATTTAAGTTCGGTAATACAACGTCTTCCCAATAACTTTGGACATCTTCATTATCGTAGTCAATGATCAAGCTGTTGATATCCAGAGCACCTTTGAGAGTCGATGATATCTGCATCCAAACCGTTTCTAAATTCTCTCTAGTATATATTACAATCATATTTAAATGATCGGAGTCTTTCAAATCTTGTAATAGTTTAAGTGTTTTATCAGGTGCATTATTATCAAGATGATAATCTACAATAATAAGATCTGATTTTCTAATCCGATCCACATCGAAATTAACAGAACCATTGTCAACATCACAAATCATATTTTTAGATTGAAAAAAGCTCTCAAGAGTAGCGGCTCGTTTAGATGAGTCAATTTTGTTGTAGTCTAAATCAACTTCGTTATTCAACGCCCTGATTGATTCAGAATACGTCAGAAAATCGTCATCAATCATGACAACGGAACGAATTGCATTTTCGCAGAAAGTTTTCTGGACAAGAGAATTATAATTTGCCACTGTCATATTAGAACTCCACTCCATTGAACTGGATCACAAAATTAGCGCCATCTTTTATTAAATAGTTATCGCCTTCATCAGGTTCTGAATACCATATTTTATGATGTGCAACAGCAAGGTTTTCTCGACATAGATACAGACCTACCCCATGTCCATTTGCTCTTTTGCTATAAAATAGTTCAAATAGTCGCGGGATATCATCGGTATCAATTGCCGGACCAGAATTTGCTATGATAACCAAAGAATTCACAAAACCAATCTTTATGAGCCTATTATTTGACAGACTGACCCAATACATTGCATTGTTGATAATATTAGTAAAAACAGGATAGATCCTTAATGGTATATCTGTTATTGCGATTTGCTTAAACTCTTCACTAAATTCAATAGTTATTCGTTGCCGTTCGAAACGCTCCCCAAAGAACTTCAGGACATAATCCATGATATTTTTTCCAGTTATTCTCTGCCTGGATTGATAACCTGATATTTTCAAAGGTGATAAGAAACGTATTTGTTGAGTAAGCGATCTGTGAGCATTTAACGCCAATGAAAAACCAGGGTGTTCTTTTACAGAAGTAGGAAGAGAGTTTAGTCCTCTGGTTACCATAGAATCCATTTCTTCAAGTTCATGAGATATTATCTCAACACTAATACCTAACTGTGCAAGCGCGTTTAAACTTTTAGCTTTTTCTTCAAAATATGAGCGTTCTTCTTCAGATAATGAGAATGCTGAATCTAAGTTTATACCTTCAAATAATCTATCGAGACCTTTTATTATTGATTGATATTTGAAAGTTAGGGTATCAACTGACTCAACATATAAACTATCGAGCAAATTAAACACATTTTCAATTTGTGAATCATTATCTATTGAATCAACAACTGATATAGTTTTAGCATAATAATCACTTCGATCAACCTTTATTTCATCGGCCCATTTTTTTAAAAGAGAATGTATCTTCTCCTCTATCGTGTTATTAAACTTAGTTAGTTTAGAATTAATAATACCTTGATTTTTTTCAAGGTGATTTTTCGCTGACAATGAAGGCTCAAGTTTATTTAATTCAGAATCAAGTTTATTAATTGCTAACTTCATTTGTAGAATATACGCAGAGAACTCATTAAATTTATCTCTGTAGTCTCTATATTTCTCTTCATACATTCCAAGTTTTGGAGGTTTGATAGGCGTTTTAATTTCACTGCGCAACGCATCTAAGTTTGTAAGATCACTGTCTATAATTTTAAGATAGTTTAAATCTAACGAACCATCAGTTTTATCAAGCTTAGTTTTCAGCCTTTTAACAGCCTCCAAGGAAGCATCAAGAACTGGTGTCTGATTCTTCAAAGCTTCTGAAAAACTTTTTTGTGTTGATTTTCGAGCTTGTTGTTGAGCAGATTTTCTTAACTCTTTTTCACGCTTAACTTGTTCTAAAAGCTCTTTACGGTCATCAGAACGTGAACCAAAAAATCTATCAGCAAGTTCAGTTAACAAATTAGATATAATAGTTTTCAGTTCTCTTGCAGCCTGGTTTCTTATGAATCCCTCTCTCCCCGACTTATCTTTCAGCTCTTTATTACTGGATTGAGTAATTCCAATATAACCAAAAATCCTTCTATTAGACCAATAATATCGCCCTGCATTCCATGAACGTCTTTCTTCTATCTGGAAGAAATCATTATCTACTCGACCATAAGGTAATACTCTCAAGCTATCCCTAAAAATCAT